CTGTGACTGCGAACCAGCTCGTGCAGCTTGGAATTCGGGCGCTTGGCGGAACTATCAGTTTCAACGGCTTCGCGTCACTCAAAGTCGAGAGCATGTTCTAAAAGGACGCGCACATGAGTATCGGCAACGGCGAATGTAGTGTGCGCAACTAAACCATAAACTAAACTAAAGAGGGGTAAATAAAAAATGAAACTAACATCTAAAACAAAAGCAAAAATTCTGATAGTAATTGTTGCTATGTCAACAGCAGCGTGTGCAGGCTATTGGGAAATCAACCGCGTCCCGGATTATGCGAACACACGCATGAAGTTCTCCGGTCCACCGCCGCCTCCACCACAAGTCCAGGTGGTTCCGTCCTACGCGTATGAGGATCGTCTCTACTCACGCCCGGTGCCGCCAGAGCCTGTCTACCGTCGCGGGAATCGCGGCTGCGACTTCTGTGATTTTCCTTAATAGTGTGGCCACAAGGCTACTGACTTCGTAACCAGAAAGTGGCTTAGTTGTGAATGGTGGCTCAGCACGCTGGTGCGGAGTCCACCCCTCGGGAGGGCTACCCGAGTAAGATCAAATCTAGAGAGGGGTACACCCAAATGTTTGCGTCATCTCAACGCGCTCCCGCGAGCGCGAAAGCTGTTACTTTGTCAGAGCTGGAAGCTGAATCAGCTCACCCGGCGATCCCGAAAACCACTAAATCCCTGGTTGCTACTTTCAAGCGTGTTCTGATCGTCGGCGTTATTGTCGTTGGCGCAGCAATGCTGGCTGCCTGTGGGACCATCCAAGAGCACCGCGATGGTGGCGGCTACACTGTTCGCTATATGCAATCAGCATTCGCAACATCGCCGCGTCCGTCCTTCGCTGCTGTCGATGCCTACGGCGATCCGGTCTACCGGCGTGACTATTACCGCGATCGGTACGCGTACGACTATCCTCGCCCTCGCCGTGTAGTGCACACGCCGCCGCCGCGTCCATCTGTCGTTGTGGTGGCAGCACCGAAGCCATCCATTCTCAATATCGGCCGCGATGACGAAATCCCTGTCGAGCACGCATCGAAGGTCTCTGACAGGCACATCCGGTCACTCGCTGCACGCAATAAGATGTGTTCAGAGTCTCGTGCTGGTTATTGCTCGCGCCCCAACTACGCGCACTGTCACGGGACATTCTGTCATGCTCACCCTGGCGGCAATCGCAAGCACACCCATAGTGAGAACGATCGCAACAACGATCACCGCAGTGACGACGACTGAGGTCTGATCCAGCATAACTGAACCCAGGGGGCTCTCGGGGTAGTCGGCGGGATCGGAATTGGATTTTCGAATTTGAGTGCGAGCTAAATCTGAAGGGGGAACTTCAATGCTTGTAGTCAACTTTGCCAATCCGGTTCCGGTCCCGCTGACACTATTGAACGACGGAAGTTCTTTTGAACTGCAAACAGATTTACATGTCAGTATAAGTGAAAACGACGCTGCTCCTTTAACGATTACGATTCCGGCTGGCTATGTCACGGATCTCGCCAGCATCCCGCCAGAAGCTGGTTTGTTCGGCTTCAACAAGCTCGGCAAGTATTCGTTCGCGGCCATCGTGCATGATTATATGTTCAGTAAGCAGATGGGCTTCGAACTCGCGAACGCAATCTTCTACTCGCTCTTGAAAAAGAGCGGTCTGCCAAAATGGCAATGCTCGCTCATGGCATCTGCCGTCCAGATCGGCGGTCGCAGCCGATATAGAGCGCTGAAGCGCGAGGAACAGAAAGGAGGCCAGCTATGAATTCCGTCCCACAAAATGAACCCGTTGGCACTGGTCGCGACCGCCGATTCTTCACCTCGAACTGGCTCAAGCTTAGAGTATATGGCATCTGCTTCGCCGTGATTGCTTTGGCCGGGTGCTCCAAAGATCCCCTCTCAGTATGGAACCCAAACGGCATCATGTCACCAATCGTAGCGCAGTCGGTCAAAGAAAAGCTGTTCCCAAGCTTGCTTGGCGAAGGTGATCCTGAACCCGAACGTGCTGAGACGCCGCCGTGCAAACACCCTGGTGGGTTTGACGATTTTCCGTCTACTCTCAAGCCGTGTGACAACACTAACAGAGAGCACGCCGCGTATTGGGTCTCTCGCTATGACAAGCATGCAGCCAACACTGCATGTAAGAAAGCGGCCCCAGGCTACTGCGCTCCTGAGAACGGCATGACGCCGCACTGCCACGGCTGGGGCAAGCACCGCTTCTGCCACTCACATCCTGGCGGCGCCTACTCGCACACCCATATTGGCGATCTTGAATTTGCAGCTGTGTCTAGCTCTTACTACGATCGGAAATGAATTTCTTTAGCTGTTTGTTTTCTTCAGCTAAGCTTTTACATAGTTTTGTTGAATTATATTCATCTATATACATTTTAAGTAAAGTATCTAATACTTTTATAGTTGCTTGGTGTATAAAGAATACGCAAATCATTATTGCAATCAAATCTAACAGCAAATAAATTTTATATTTGTAGGCTTCGCCGCCGAGTAGAACATAACGTTGAATTGCCCCTCCTCAGATTGTTGACTTCTCGATCATTCCTGGATGCCAGTCATCAAGCCCGAATGCGACCCGGATGCGCGCGTACACCTCATCGCGATCGGCCTGCGTAAGCACCTTGTCGCGCTGCGCCTGCATCAATGCTTGACCGACAATGTTCAGTGTCTCGGCAGACTGCTTGAACATCACTCGCTCATTCCAACTCGACACAAGATTTTCCTTGCGGTCGAAGTGCACCGCCGTCGTTGCCATGCAACGCGTGCACTCGATCAGAGACCCGCCGAAGTTCCCGTCGTCGCGAAGCTCGTTGTCGTCGAAATCGACGCGCCGCGCTTCGCCGCCACAGAACGGGCATGCGTTCAGCTTTTGCACGATGAGCCTCCCAATAAGAAAGACCCAAAAGATAGCCAGAAGGCTGCGTTTCGCAGCTTTGGAAGCATTGGTTCGTATGTTGTTTCGGTCATGATTTAGTCTTTTGTTTTCACAATTACGAGAATGCCTGCTGCTTTAGCGCGCCTAACCATATCTGCTGTGCCTTTACCCCCAGCAAACGCGATCACCACGTCGGGCTTGTGTTTGTCGATCATGAGTTGGTTTCTGATCGGACCAGCAGCACGTCCATGCGCTCGCCAGTCGGCAGGCTCGTTGATCATATTAACGTTAGGCTGAAGCGCGCACCACTTCCGCGCTAGAGCGTCAGCTCCTGTTGCTCCGCCTTGGATTACGGTCAGTTCAGTCCCTTTTCGCAAAATATCTAGCGCGTTAAATACAGCATTTTGATCCGTGAAGTCGCGCCCACCGCAAACGAGAACCTTATATTGAGCCACCGTGACCTCATCGGGGTTAGGGTTTTCACAACAGCGGTGCGATGAATGGAGATCCACACACGCCTAAAACGCCAACAACAAGCATGATTGCGCCCGTCTTCGGAAATCCAATCATGATCAGTCCGAAGCCGATGATCGCGACGGCGGCGCATAGCAGCAGCGACCACACGAGAATTTTGTAAACTTCCACGATTCGGCTCGCTTTTCTACGACTGGGTTGCAACTTCGCGTTTCGGCTTCCCGCCGCACCTATCTCGCGGGCCTTCGCAGCCCCAGCACGGATTGCGACCCGCCGACACTTCGGCCATCACGACGATGCCACCAAGCAAACAGCCCTGTGGAACGTATCCCTGCATCTTCGCCATGCCTAGCTGCATGTCTGATGCTTGCGCCGTAGGTTCGTTGAAGTAGTGCGGCTTCATCTTCGGGCCTTTCTTGTTCATGCTGCAACTTGCGTGCGGGCGCCCTTCGGCTTGCCCCATTCTTCGCGGTACGGCTCAAGCCGTGTCGATCCATATTGAGTGACCAGAGCAAGAGGCAAGTGTGACTGGAAGCGCGCGAACATCGCGGCTAAGAGATCACGTTTAAAAAGCAGCCGCTATGATTGACCGACCAACACTCTCTGCCGAAATTGAGGCGACGCTAAACCGCTATTCAGCCGAAGCTGGCAGCAACACGCCGGACTTCATCTTGGCCGAATACATCATGCAGTGTCTGAAGTCGTTCAACGCCGCAGTCTGCGCGCGCGAGGCTTGGTACGGTCGTGGCGAGGTGTACAAAACTGCCGCGCTATCACCTGACTGGACCGAACACGCCGCCGAGATCGGCAAAGCAATGCAACCGTCAAAGTGAGGAGCGCAGATAGATACCCGTATTACATAAACTCAAGCTTCATGAGTCTGAGAACACGGTCTGCCGGTGTCCCGTAGTCTAGCGTACCAGCCCACAGAGAACGGTTTCGCCCTAGCTGTTCAAGTAGCACGGCGTTGTGCAGATAATCTTTGCCAAGGGACACATCCCGGAAGCTGTCTTCCGTCTTCCACTTCGGTGGCCATGGCACGTAGTAGACGCGTGGTGAAAGCTTCTCGAACCTAGCAATGCAGTCCTCGAAGAAGTCGAAGTCTTCAGGTCTCAAATTTGTTGCGCAATCGCAGATCGCATACCCTATGTGATCGAAGATGGAACGATCTGACATCATGTAGGGCGTTCGACATTCAGCATAAGCTTGTTCCAATCGAGACATGTAGAATTTCATTAGTGTCATTTGGAAGTTACGCTGTTGGTACTCTCCAAGTGCGCGAAATGCTTTTTGATCTTTGATGCCTTGGTCTGCATAGAACTCACGCACAATGCTCGGGAAGACTGTCAGCTTTGAGCCGAGGTTCTTCTGCAACAGTTCCAGCACTGTTGTCTTACCCGTTCCACCAGTTCCAGAAAGAAAGACTGCGTGTGTCATCTTTTATTTTTCCTGCGCTTTTTCTTTTCCTAGCTTATAAGCTTCCATCAGCAGATTTGCAATCTCACTTGAGATTAATTTTCTTGAATCTGCTCCCAGCCAAACAATGTTAGCGTTACGCTTCGCCCACACCTTCACCTGGGTGTCCGCCTGCTGATTGAAATGATCCCGAACCTTCATGAGATGTCTACCTTTCAGCCTAAGTGCCGCCACAACACACTATTATATTAAACATTGTTCAAAGAATTTGCCACTTGACTGTGGCGAAACGGCCACAGTGACAATCACCCAGGAAATGAGCTAACGCTATGTCGCTTATGATTGCTTGGTGCATGGTTGGCACGTTTCTAGCCCTCTGGATCGGGGCTGAAACTATCTCGAACACCGACATCGTTGCGTAAACGCCTTGTCGTCATGAGCTTAGTATCCGCGTCTTGGTTAGCCCCCTGGCGTGGTAGCGGTGCCTGCGAGGATATACCCCTCCCTGCAGTAGCATCCAGCGCTGGTGGTTGGTGTGGCCTTCGTTCTACCCGAGCAACCAGTCACCAGCGCTATTCCCCTACGCTCCTATGCGTAGCTGTCACCTGATTGCAAATAGCAGCGCGGCCCACGCAAGAACGAACCACGTGATCGCATGTAGGTCGTCGAATTTGAACTTGAACATCGACCAAATCAGCACGCCAAGCGGCACTAGCGCCACAAGCTTTAGCAATAGTGCGTACCAGTATTCTCCTGGTCCTAGATCCGGTCCACGGACTGTGACGACATTACCACGGCCTTGCTGTGCGAAGGCGATGTCCGTCGCCACACCGATAACTGCCAGCGATACAATCGCGACTGTTGCTATGATGAGGATATTTCTAAGCATGCATGTCTCCTATTAGTTCCAGTTACTGGGTTTTTGTCTTCGCTAGAGTAGCAAGCCGTTTCTGTTGTCCAACTTCCGCTACGCTTTCTGGACTCATATAGAGTATTTTGTTGACTATCTTGTCAACTGCACCAGCCTTTCTTTTTGAAGTTGTATTGTTTTTTGAGTCATAGTTTGCACGACTAGACCCAACAATCTCTGCGTAGCCTAACTTAATAATTTGCTTTGGGTCTAAACTCATGATTGCACCCTACTTGTAGCCAGCAGATTTACTTTAGTTGTGCCTATTTCCCATACAACAATGACGTTCATTTCTTGTATATTAGCCTGAAGCTCATCTAGTGCTTTAACACCGTCTATATTTCCAATCACATCTTCTACAAGTCTTTGTTGTTCTATAATCACTAATAAACCAGCTTTGTAATCTTCAGCGAACTTAAGTAAAGCTTCGTTTGTATCGTCCATTGGTTCTGTGATTACAGTAAACGTTGGCTCTGTATTGAATACTGGATTTTCGCTAGGTGGTAGTGTGCCAGAACTCCCAGTTCCAAGAGGTCCACGTTCACCGATTTGACCGGGAGATCCTGGTGGACCTTCAGCGCCATCCACACCATCTCGACCATTGCTCCCGTCGCGCCCATCTTTACCATTCAGCCCTGGTGTACCTGGATCACCTTTGGCTCCCTTTATTGGGTAGCCATTTCGATATTGACGGCGTGATCCGAACCAAAACAACGCAGAAAGAAGCGTCTCGCCGTAGATGTAGCGCGTTAAGCACACAATGAATTCGATCCAGAAAAGGATCAGAATCGTTGCGTAAATATACTCACGCTCTATCGGTATCATGTAAGTCTCACGGCGGTGTAGATAGATCTGGAATTAGCCGTATCTGTGAACCCGTTTGTAACTGCCCATGTCGATCCTGCGTAAAGGTTACCACCAGTTTGATAGCGCACATTCCAAAGTGGACCTGCTCCACTGTTTACAAAATTAGCTCCGTTTAGTGTACCTGTAGGTACTGCAACAGTTGAAGTGAAAGTAATTTGAAATCCTATAGGAGGTAAACCTGTTCCTGTCCATGTGCCAACTTTGTTTGCAACTGCAGCTGCAAGATTACCCGCGTGATAAATCTGTCGAAAAGCTGTTCCATCCCAAAAAGTTTGGGACGAGCCGTCATCTGCCATAACAAGCAAAGGTGTAGAACCTGCAGCAAATCTTGTAAAACCTCCTGATTTGAAGAAAAACGAAAATAATCCTGGAACATCACGTGCTTCAACCGAAATTGCGTTTGTTGCGCCTGTTGTTCTAATAGTAGGACCACTCAGTGTACCAGTCATGGTATCACCTGCAGCGTTTATATAACGTGAATCTGCTAAAGCTTGTGTTATTCCGGTTGAAGTGACCGTAAGAACTGATCCAGCAAGCGTAGCTGTTGTAGAATCTCCAACAAATCTTATAGTTGTGACATCTCCAGCTACCCCTAAATCTGTAAATTCCTCTCTGAATAGAATATTGTTTTGCTTAGTCGCCAAACTGCTATTTAATGTTGTTTCGGTTGGAAGCGCATCAAGCTTCACTTTATCTGTAGCTGTCATTAATCCAGCTTCAGTAATTGTAGCAGATGGAACTATAACATCCCCACCTGTATCAGAATTTAACTGAAATGTATTTGCAGTCTTGTCAGATATTGAAATGTTAGTGGGACCGCTACCACCAGCCCCCGAAGCCCCAACGGCGAGCCAGCTTCCTATCCAGATATAGAGTTTTTGATCGCTTGTATTAAAAACTGTCCAACCGATTCTAATCGTGTGAAAGTGCCACGCTGAATCGCTGAAGGCTGCTAGCTTACCGGCTTGCCCGACAAATAACCCAGTAGGAGCGCTGCCGACAATGTGTCGGGTTCCTTCTGCAGGGCTGGCAGGTGGTGTGTTGGTATTGAGATTTGGGACGACAATGTATAAAACGTTATCGATTATGCGCAACGATTCGTTGTGAGTGACGTGCTTCTGCGCCTGCCCCGCTTCAATATAGGGCGCCTGTAGATTGGGAGTGTTGACCATAAAATCCCCGCCGAGATGCCTCTCAGCGGGGTCTTAACATGTGATTCCAGTAGTGCAAACCGAGATCTGTGGCTGTTCAGCCTTCGGTCAAGTGCTCGTATTTGGTTGGGTTCGAAAGGTCGATACTTTGGACAGTCAGGTTGCTCCCTGCGGCGTCGCTCACAGTAGTGACTTTCACGTCACTCTCGTCCAGTGTCGACGTGTTGAGCACCCACAGTAGCATATTGTCTTTGATGCGGCGGTAATGAGCTGGACCGGCATGGACGCTGCCTGGGTGTTGCGGCACTTTTTCGATTTTGCCTAGAGACCCTTTCCGTCCGTCAAGCCAAGCCTTGATTGGCGTGCCTGGGAGCGAAGGGTCGTCATCGCCAAAGTCGTGGTGTGACTTGTGGTTACTCATGTCGGTGGGCACTCCTGATCTGTTTCTAATTTCAATGTGACACGTTCAGCGTCTGTTAGGAAGTCAGACTGCCCAACTACATTTAGGATTTCCATTACCTCTGGCAAGAGGGCGGTGTGCTTCAAAGCCGAACATTGGGATGGTGCGCCTACCAAGTAGGTCTGTACCCTGGAAATCTTCATGCTGGTGGAAGTTTCAACTTTTATACCAACTGATATTTTATAGTAGAAAAGCTTTTTCCTGAGAGGATTGAAACCAATGGGAGGGTGGGTCGCCGTACTCTCGGAAAGCACAACCAGTCTGTTTTCCGGCGACCCCGCCGTCACCTCAGAGGTTTGACTCATAGATGACAGCGTTTCTGAACTCGGTGTAGGTGCGGGCGTGTTCGGAGTCGAAGCTGAAGCCGAAGCCGCAGTTTTAGAGATCGGCGCGTTCAGCTTGAACTGCTGCCTTTTCGATCTTGATGCGGGCATCCCGAACTCCTACGAGCCATTGTATGGCTGTCTTATAGCCATCTGACCTGCGCGCGTGAAGCATTTCCTCTATCGAGGATACCACCACAGTCATGTTTTTCACCGTCTTGAGGCCGAGCGGTGTCAGCTCCAACTTTCTCAGACGGCGATCTGCCTGATCCACGTGGGCAATCAACCAGCTTTTGTCGATCAGCGTCTTTGTTATGGTCGATACAGTCGACCGATCCATACTAACGTATCGACCAATGAATATTTGCGACTGCATTGGATTAGCAGCGACAGCTGACAAAAACAGGTACTGCGGCAGCGTAATTGAATCATTTCCGGTGTGTTCACGCCAGAGCTGTGAAACATGGCTCATCAGATCATAGACTCCCAGCAGGACTGGCACTTCTTCTACGATTGGCTTGCCTTTTTTCATTTGCATGGTTTTCGTGCTCAAGAGGTTTGTACTCCTATGGTTGCATTTGTGTTACTCTGTCAACTGGCTAGTTCACAATTTGACAATCTTAATAAATATTGCTTGACATGGGACAGTTTGTGTTTCATAGTGGATCTACCAAAAATCCGCATAGTATTGTTATTGTATACTTTAAAGTAGTGTTCTCCTTATCGGATCTATTCAGCTATTTTGTTGCACGCCGACAAGAACGGCTTAAAACTATAACCTTCCCAAACATCTGAACTACGATTCTTTGGGTCCAGTTCAGCGTTTTATTGGTCATGTGGTTTCCTGTCCTGTGTGTTACGCCCGAAGATTTCATCATGCATATCTTGGCGAAGCGTTCTGTGAGCGTAAATTAGAAGCTTCAACAAGACTAGGTAGGCGCATAACGCGCCAATTATCAGTGCGATTATGTTTCGCACTGATACTTCCATGACCAGCAAAAGCAGGAAGCCTACAGTGGCCCCTCCGATGAACTGAGTGGGTCTGAACCACCACTTTTGCCGGTACTTGGTCATCGAATGCTGACTTTCTTGATAATGTGCGGGCTGGAGGCTTCAGCTTGAACCAGTCGCGCCTCGTAGTTCTGACACATGATCTCGGCTCGTGCCTGACAATCACAGAACAGGCCGACGTTGTCCGCGAAATTGTACACTGCTGTGACCTTGGCCACATAGTATGCCGAGTCTGCGTTCTTGGTGATGGTGTAGATCCGACGCCCTACTGTAGCACGCCACATCTCGACTTTTGGAGAGTAGGTCTTTACTTTTTCGAACTGCATTGTTGTTACTTCCCTGCTGCTTCTGGTTCTGCTATTACTGAATGTAGGTTGTGCCGCTACGCTCCATGTCGCTGTTAGTTTTCATCTGGTCTTTTGTTACTTGGGCAATGTAATCCAGATGTTCCTCACTGACACAGTAGTGGCTGAGCATTTGTACGATGGCACTTGCCAGCACGTAAGGCTGTAAATGCTCTTTGTCCACAATGCATTGCATCAGTTCGTCGCACAGGTCTGATGCTTGGCGTCTTTCTTTTGGTGTGAAGTCCAAACTTTCTTCTTGTTTGCGTGGTGATTTCTTTACAGGTTTATTTTTCTTAGGCATTACTTTTACCCCGCGTTACTTCGGCTCCGCAGCATTAAAGGCTAAATTTCTAGCAAGTTCCATAGATCAACTCCATGAGCAGTTGATATCGGACGACTTGATCGGAACCACTATTTGATCTGCAGCGACCCAGACAAGATCTCGATCTGCATCCCAACCTGTGATAACCCAATAGGACTTGCCGAAAGATTCATTCATGTGTCTAGGCAAGTCTACTACACCACCTAGTGGCATGAGCGCTTGTAAATATGGTTTACCTGCATTGGCAGCCATATTCTTCACAAGTCTCTTTGGCAGTCGCAACTTAGAGTCCATCATAATCTACCGCTTTCTTGATGGCGTCCCAACCTTCGAGTTCGAAGGTCACTACAACAACTTTTTTGCCTTTGATGATCTTGTCATCTTCGACAGCAGCCGAATGCAGCTCATCGCGTACAAGGTTGAGAGCCTTGATCGGCGTCAGGCCAGCTTTACCCTTGGCCTTGGAGACCTGCTTAGGGGTTGCCTTCGATTTGCCCTGCGCTGTGGCTTTCGCAACAGCCTTTTGCAAGGTCGCGGCAGCTTCCTGTTTGCTGGAACCCGCGCGCTGAGCCGTGCGCATTTCGTTGACTGCTACAGTGGCAGACACCTTCTTATCGCGTACCAGCTCTTTGATTTCTTCTGGTGCCGCGTTGAGTTCAAGCGCTCGCTCGACCGTCTGTACGGTCACAGCGGCACGTTTAGCGATCTCAGGGATCTGCCAGCCGTAGTTCGTGAGACGCTTGTACACGAGCCCCGCTTCAAGGGCTTTGAGCGGCCGACCGGAGTTGGATGTGATGAGCGTAAGGGTGTGTTCGGCATCTGACGCGTGACGATCTTCGAGCATAACCGGAATGGTTTTGATCTCGATACCTTCCCTGGCCAGTCGATTGACTGCTTCCAAGCGCGAGTGTCCGTTGGTAACCCAAAGCTTTTCGCCTTTGAAGTAGGCTTTCACTGGTTCTTTTACGCCCTCTGCCTTGATGCTCTCCATGAGCCATAGAATGTGTGCCTCGTAATCTTCGTCACGCACACGGACGTTGAACTCTGGATCAATGTTCAGGTTGCTTGGCTTCACGCGCAGTAGATCTGAGCGGCCTTCCGCCAGTGCTTTCGCGCCTTGTTTCTTGTTATCTGTATCAGTCATGGTTGTGCTCCTGTTTAAAGCTGTAAGCTCTACCGAGTTATTTAACTGTTCCTTTTACGTGCTAGTCTTCTATAACGTCGTCGTCATTCACTCTAAAGCCGAAGTAGGTTGCGTGGTAGTGTGGGAAAGAACCTTTTGGCCAGTAGTTTACATCTACATACCAACATTTGTTTTGCACATGCCAATGTGTAGACGCCCCAACCTTAGTTTTGAATGTTTGACCTATCGCGAATTGAGCTGATCGGTGTATGATCTCCTTGTTTGTTTTACCAGTGCGAATTTTTGTGTCAGTCATCTGGTGGGTACTCCTTATTGACCGCCATATAAAGTTCCAACAGTAACAGTTCAAATTCATCAAAGCCATACCTAGAATTAGTGTTTTCAGAGTCTGGGTAAAGTTCCCAATAAACTGTATATAATCCACCTAATGAACCTGAAACATCTAGATATACAGACCATGTTTTATTCTGTCCGCGCTTTCGAAATAGAAATCTAACTAAAGTATTATCGTCTGGTGGCGTAACCATAATTTCTAAATCTTGTCTCAATTGAAAGAAATGCAAGTTATTCATTATATTGTGAAGGTTAGTTATATCTTGAATCGTAAATTCTTCTGTATTATACTTTATAGGGTTGTGTGGCAATTTACGCATCTTGTCAGCCTATTTGTTTTGAGTGACACATACGTTTCAATTTTAGTTTAATCTTCTGGTGGGTGTAATGTATTAATTAGCTCGTAAGTCTTCAGCATCATAGCTTCATGATCTAAAGGCTTAAAATAATAGGTAGTTCCAGTTTTATAAACTTCTATGTGCCATAGAAGTTTTGGTTCGCTAATTGAATTAAAAATACTTAACCTTATGTATAAATCGGTAAGTTTAGTTTTCACCTTTCTCACACTATAATTGACTAATGCTCCATCTGTATTAACTATCCTTACCTCTAAATCATTTCTAAATGTTAACCACGGAATTTCTTCTAATGCTACAAGCCAAGCCTCTCTTTCTTTGTTGGTTAAACTATCGATCAATAAAGTTGGAAGCTTTGTGACTGTATTTTCTTTTGTTTTGGGTGGGTTTTGTACAGACATTTTTTTTTTAGTTCCGTGTGTGCCGTTTCGCTTGTGGCGTTACATAAAACGCGACGGTATGTTACTATAAACGTGCCATACATAAGGTGGAGTATGTACTGTTTCACAGAACATAAAATGTTCTGGACAAGTAATATCTTGCCCTGTTGCATATATAGCATATTGTCGTTCGGAAATTACTTCTTCTGTTTCATGTTCTAACCACATAAACAGTTTCCCATCCTGCATTGCTATGGATGTAATAACTGAACCTCTTGGGACTTTGATAGTTTGAACGCTATTAGAAATAACCAGTTCATATTTGTAAATTCGTAATGTCATGATACTACATTCTCCTATACTTATTCTTTCTGAGGGGTTTATTTACGCTACTACGATCACTTCACCGAACGGTGGCTCGCGGTATTGCGTCTTGTTGGATGCCCAGATCGTCGGGATACCGGGATCGGAACCATAGGAGGACGTTTCCATGTCCGTCAGGTAGACTATTGCGTTGGCATCTGCGCAGTTTTCGCTAATGTATCTGAACGTGTCTTTGAAGCAGGTCCCGCCACCACCCTTTGGAACAGCTTTGATCTGTTCTCCGTTCTCAAATACATCTACAGACTGCACTTTCGCATCGGCCCAGATGATGGTGATCTTTTCGATCGCAGCGTCAGTGACGGCAGACTGCACTTCGCTGACAAACTCGTCGAGTTCCCTGGCATTGTACATAATCGATCCAGATGTATCGATGCAGAACACCAGATGCGACGTGGCATCCGGGATCTTGGATGGGAGATAAATTCCAAGCGCTGCGGATCGACGTGAAGGCTGGTTCCACGTCTCATCACACTGGAAGCATGATGTGATGTAGGTGCGCAAAAGAGAACGCCAGTTCACCTTTGGCTCAGCTTCCTGAATTGCACGTTGCACTGACCCCGGAATTGATCCGGCTTTTCGAGCTGCAGCAACAGCCTGTTTGACGTGAATTTCGATGTTGGAGAACAATTCCTCTTGCTGCTCTGACGTCATGTCTTGCGGCATCATGAAGCCGCCAAAGTCGCTGTCTGCGTCGTCCTGGTCTTGACCTTGCTCTTTCCCTTGGCCCTGTTTCGGGGCCTGCTTTCCATTATCGTCTTCCTGAAGCTTCACATAAATATCGTCAGCCGACATGTTGGCGTACTTTTTGTCGATGAGCCCGACTTTAGGCATTGAGATGTGCGGATCGTTGAGCTGTTGCAGATCCCAGTTAATCGCGTAGTCGGTGGCTCGGTTCCACCGCTTCTGATCGCGATGCTTGAGGCGCGGGATGTGTTTCAGAGCGATGTGCATCACTTCGTGCATAATCACGAAACGGAATTCTTCGTCCGAAAGCGTGTCAGCGAACGTCGGGTTGACATATAGGTTTACACCGTCAACTCCGAACGTTGGAACGATCCCTGTCCCATCCACGACTTTCAGCTGTGTAGATAGTACTGAGAAAAATGCCCACTTGGTTTGAAGCAACATTTTCAATCTCAGATCAATCAAACGTTGTACTGCTCCTTTGTAATTGTTTGCGTGAGGGTGTTTGTTTGTTGTCGTGTTCATTTTGGTTGTGCTTTCATCTTAAGCTGATGCATCTTGCCACCTCACTCAGTGGCCTTCGGCCACTTCGCTACGGAAGGCTTATTTGTGCAGTTTTGTTAGTAGATGACATTCTGGTTTTCGTAAGACCAGTCTGTCGCAGCCTTGCAGGCTGAGTTATTAGAGTCTCGACGGATCGCATCGATGACCATCATGACTTCGAATTCGCGGGACATCCGCTTAGCGTAGGTGATGGCCTCTTTGAAGTTCTTTGTCGTGATGGCTGCAGCGAGTGCCGAGGTTGCGGCGTACATCCCAGCCGGGTTGAGCGGGACGCGGCATTTCTCAGGGTTCTTAAGCATTTCTTCGACTGACGGAAGTTCTGCGTAGATACGCAGGAAGGCTTCTAATTCCATCGCTGCGGTCGTGCCAACACGCCCACCTACAAGCCGGTGACGCTGTGCCGGGTTATGTTCTAGATACTTTGTGCAGTCCACCCAAGATCGCGGTGTCGGAAATGCGTGCTGCTCTTGGTTTACCGGCATGACGTGCAATAGATCTTTTCTGTAACGGATGAAGCTGATGAACTCAGGCTGCACATCGCGCCGAACAAGGTACTCTGTGAAGTCTTCGATGTTGGGCTCGATTTCAATGTGCGCGAAGCGATTGGCCAATGCAGTAGGCATGCGCTGAGCAGCGGCTCGGTGGGATTGCTTGTTGCCAGCCGCCACAATTCGCCAACCCTTGGGCAAGTGATAATCCCCAAGCTTGCGGTCAAGCACGAGACCAAAGCATGCGGCTTGGACAGATTGCGGTGCCGTGTTGATTTCGTCGAGGAAAAGAATCCCCTCTGGTCCATCTCGATCAGCGCGTGGCAGATCGTTGGGTGGCAACCAGCGGGCGACTTTCTCGTCGCGGTCCAGATCCGGGATACCGCGCAGGTCGACGGCATCGCGCAGGCTGGCGATAAGGGTGATGACTGGAATGCCACGAATAGGCAGTGCTTTTGCTTTAATGTTTTCTTTCCTGCCTTTGACAGGTTCGTCAGATTCTTGGGCCTGGGGTTGCCAGTCCCGACCGACTTGCTTGACGGTATCGGATTTTCCGACGCCAGGGGCTCCCCAAAGCATCACGGGGGTGTTTCCCTCCATGTAGGCTTTGAGATCTTGGCGCGCTGTTTTGAGGCCGACAGCCTGTACGCCATCCTGACGATCACTCTTGACGTTTTCTTTAGTCATTTCTTCTGCTCTTTCTCTTTGTCTGTGGGGCTAAGATTGACTGTTAGTGTTGTGTCTAACTTGTTAGATTTACGGAACATTTGTCTTGTTACATAATTACTTTGTAACAAAATTTTAAATTCTTTTTGCAAGCCTGCTTCTATTGCATCCCATTCGTCTACAGACACAATAAAAGCACCTGCTTGCGGATTTTTAATTGCGTCTTTGAAACGCCTTGTGGCCTCCTGTTTTGCTGCTTCAATGTTATTTTGATACTGTCTCCTGATTGATCGCGGTAAGTTTCTTGCGGCGGTTTTGATATCTCCGTCCTTTATGCCGTAGCGGTTTTCTATTTCTTTGCAGAATGCCACGATGTCGTTTGTTTCAAAGTGCGGGTGGCCGTTCTTGGCGTACAGTTGATATTTCTTTTTGTGAACTCCCATTTGAGCCATTAATCTTTCCTCTACACCGGAGAAGTCATCGATTAGCCCCACACTTGCTTGCATCCCAATAAGAGTTTTCTCATCGTCTGACATGTCACTTTCCCAGGGAAACTAATTTCGTTTTGGTTTCTGCAGAGAAGGCACTTTTTCTGGCAGAGATTTTTTTTTTGCGACGCTTATGCAATCATCTCTTTAAGATTTGCCAGAATGCCTTCTGCTTTTCTTTTGGTTTCCTGACGATCGGCTCGGCTTCGACGTAAATCGCCAGGGTCGATTTCAGCAATCTCTTTCAGATGCTGCGCCAGCATTGTGATATTTGGATCATCCGTCACGTTGAGGTTCGGAATCTGATCGGCCAGTTCACCGATGTTCAGGATGATCGAGTCTCGGAAGACATTCTGGGCGCGGTCTTCGAGGGTAGCAGGCTTGAACTTATCCATTCGATCCACCAGTGCATCCAGCACGGTTTGAGCGCGCAGGAAGATATCACTGTTAGCCGCTTGCAGGCTTTCGTTGATGTCTTTGCGGATCTGATCCCGCATCGTGTCGGCGGTTTCATCGTCGATATCGAGTCGGAGATCGTTCTCCGTTGGGAATGGGAGAATACGCGTTCGCATTTTGAACTTGGATCGAATGTCTTTCAAGTCCGGGTAGTTAGACGGATCGTATAATTTTCCCAGCGTGCGTTTAGCGCGCTCTTTGTGTTCCAGATACTCTTGGACAAATTCGTCTGAAGCTTTCTCGAATTCGACACGTATCTGGCGGATTGTATCCGTATATTCGAGGAAACCTTTTGCGGAAAGGATTCGTGCGCCATCGTCGCACCAAGGTAAGGTGCGCTTGTAGTGTTCAGTTCGGGCACGGATCGCTAATGCGTTCAGGTTAGCTAGAGCTTCTTTTGGGAGCAGCTTCTTGCTGTAGTTTCCTGCGTTCTGATCTGCGTCGTTGGACGCGTGAATCGTATTGGTGACAGCTTTGTCGGACATGCGAGCCGTCCAGCTGTAGATTGTCAGAGACACCAGCATCGCGCGGTTTTGGATTTGGTTCTTTAGCTGTGTCGCGTGCGGTTTAGGCTGGGTAGTTGGCGCTTTGATTTGTGCTTCCGGTCGCACAAGGGCTTTTGTTAACATAGTGCTGATCTTTCGAGTTGCTTGTTTCTTGTGAATTATCCCATAGGCTTATGACAGTTCTAGTTCGGATCGTCAAGTGAAAAGTTCGCCTCGAATTTGAAGGTTTAGGAGACGAATCGCTTGCATGTACTGTTCGACTTTTTCTAGTTCTACAGTTGTCCCTCTGTTCTTGTTGAATGCTTCGATGTCTTGTTCCTGAATGTGTCGGCTGTCTGGGTCGAGTGCTTGTTCCACATCAAGCAACATAAGCGCGAAGCTGAGAGCTGTTGCCAGATCAGGTGTGATGTGGATTGGGCGGGTGATTCGTGGCGCAGATGAGATTGGAGCGTCTCGGTTTGACTCGCGCCACTCTTTTGCGTCATATGCTAGTGCCACAGTCCAAGATCCGTCTTGTTCGTTCGGTACGTCTGTGTCGACAAGATCATCATTGTCGTCGAATTCGAACCAATAGCTACGCTGAGGGTCTTCTACTCCGGGCCACGATTGAATGAAGTTGGAAACTTCTTCTTTTGTGAACCGGACCTTGTTTTTTCCGACAAAGTGTGGCATGGTGTGCTACCTTGACCGTGATATACCTGTTTCAGTTTCATAGAACATTTTAGTCACTGCTTTGACGAAACGGTTCTTCGAGAGTTCGATGAACCTTAAGTTGAAAGTTATATTCTCTGTTGCGATCCCAAGCCGATCAAAGGCAGCCTCGACTTGAGCTTTCGCGATGACGTTGCCATCGCGAATGAAAGCCTCAACGGTTTTTGTTGCAAGTTTCCTACACTTGCGGTGTTTTGAGATCATCCGCTTAGTGACTTTCTTGTTGTATTCTATCAGCGCCTGATCTGGCATTAGGCTTTGCTCATAGCTGCTTGGGATAAAGAAATGCTTTTCATCCCAAGCGGCTACTATTCCTGAACCTGTTGGACCGTAGACCGTCCAGATGCCTTTGGCTTGATGGATCGTATAGGGTGTGAACCGATTGATCCGGTCTTTGGTGGTGACGGTTTGGAACACACCATGGTCTAGTATCTCGAAACCGTCGAGATGCTTGATGTAGATGTCGGTTACGTGAAGTCGGACACGGTAAGAGCCGTCTTTGTGCGTATAGCTGTAGGTATTGCGGGCCAGCTTTTTAGGTTTTGTGTCAGGGGCGATTTCGACATCCGCAAAGATTTCTGCTTTGGTTCGTGTTCCCCAGCCTTGTTCGTTAACTGGCATAGTGTTCTCCGCTATTCGGTGTAGTTGAACAGATTCTTACCATTGCAGTCGGTCGCAGATACTTCAGGACTATTGTGTTTTTGCGCAGCCATAATAAGTTGACGCATGTGCGTTTGTGCTGCTGCAACTATTTCACGCGCACGTTCTTCTGAGACTAGGATCGCGGGCTTGACGATGACCGTCACGCTGTAGTGAATTTGTATATTGCCGCGTTTTGTGTCACCCATGAAACTCTCCGTGTTCGTCGAACTCGCAATCTAGATCGGTTAGTTGTTCGTGGATGTTTTCGTCGCTGTAGTAGTGTTCGCACTCCTGTTGCAGTTGCTTGAATATCCATTTGGCGAAGTCTTTGAGCGCTTCTTCTACGGTTGGCATGAACCAGTCTGGTACTTCGTGATGATCGTCAGAACCGTCGTCTTTTCCACCATACCAATCTGCATCTGCAAACTCGAAAACCAATCTGTGATTACTATAGCTCGGCGTCTTAATTACACAGCTTACAGGCCATTTTTCAGGATCATTCATGTAAACCCACATACGGCAGCGGTCTAATTCTTCTGCTATGCGTGAGAGTTCTTCGTCTTGTGGAGCGTGGTCTTTGATCGCATCTCGGAACGTGTTGAACTTTTTGACTTTTCCTGCTGCGTCTTTGTCACCTTTCAGTTTTGCCTGTGCGGACCAGTTGCCTTCAAAACTTGCAAAGTCACCTTGCGAGCTTGAAACTTGAAAATAGATGTCGTTCTTTGGGTTGTAGATTGCGATCCCGAGCAGACTGGCACAATGAGCCGCATCTTCGATAGTGTATTCGTGCCATTCGTCGCCGTAACTTTGGCTACGCCACCACTCGCGAGCATTGGCTTGTGCCTTCTTAGTTAGCTCTCTGTACTTAAAGATCTGTTTCGTGATTGTTTGTGTCCGTGGCATTTGCTTTAGCCTCCAAGACTGAGCCGACCCAACCGCAATCGCATGAGCATCCTGATTCATCGGTCCATTCGTGATCCCCTTGAGGTTCTGTTCCGTCGACTGACAGCTTAGCGGAGACCAGGATCTCGACGTAAAGGTTTTCGTCGCTATCACATACAGGGCATTGCATTCCCCATTGCTCACGAACAGTTTGGCTGGTCATTTGTTGCCATTGTCCTTATTCATAAGGTCGATGATTGTTTCTTCTTTCGTCACCTTGTCGAAGACTGCAAAGACGTTTGCTGTTGTTTCTGTGTCAATTTGATATTCGCGTGCTGTTTGAGCAGCTTGTTCAGGTGTGTCTGCATCTACATCGATTTGCCAAGTCACAAGGTAGCTAGCCATTGGGGTTTACCTTTTCGATCATAACACGGTGAAATTTTCGTTTTTCGCCGTTCTTGAACTGAACCAAGTATGGGCTTGTTTCAGGATAATCAATTCTAATGATCACTCCATATTCAGGCCATCCGTATTTGACTTGTGCTTCGTGCAGACGCACAACTTGCCCAACACCAAAACCATAAATGTCAGGGTTCATGATTAGACAGCCTCGCCGTCGATTTCGAAAAGATCGCCTTCGCCTTCGATTGACGCTTCTGTTAGTTTCACGCCGTCTTGATCGTATCCGATGTCGAGACAATCGACGACGTTTTGCATTTTCTCGCGAGCTGTCTTCACGTCTGGTGCGGTCACTCGACAGACAGCCCAAAGCTTGCAATCAAAAGCATATTCTTTCATGTCAATTCTTTCTTGATTGCCAACTTGGCCTTATGTCGAGCGGCAGATTTGCCGTTGTTCTTTTTGTTCGAGTTGTGTTTGCTGGCCTTGGATTGACAGCACGGGCAACGTGACAGTCGGCGCTGTTCAGCGTGAAGAGGTTTCATAGCTAGTCAGCCTCATCTGTGTTGGTGTGCGGACATCCACAATCTTTGTCTTTCCAGCCGTCACATTCGTGGCACCATTCTACGTCGTTTCGGACAAGCCAGCATGAGCCGTCTTGGTGGATGCGCCAATAGTGTTTGGAGTCTGGTCGGTTGGGACGGTCAAGGTAGAGCTTGGCGTTGTCGCAGACTTCGGACCACGTGTCCCAGTAACGCTCATTTCGGGCGTGTGGGTCTTTGTCGTTTGGGAAGGCTTTCTTGTAGCGTTCGGCAATGTCTCCGTCGTCATCATCGAGCATGCCACCTGGACCGTGCATGAGGATTAGCCAATCCTCTGGTGAGATACCTTTGATGTGGTGCTGACGGAAATCTTCACCGAAGGATAGCGCGAAGTCTCGCGGGGTGTAGATACCCCGGGGATCATCCAGCCAGTGCAAGACTTTACCTTCACGTTCTCGGCGCATGAGTTCAGCCACGGCGATACCGTGATATTCCCAGCGTTTGGCGTCACGTTCTTTTGTGATGATGTTTGGTAGCTGCGCCAGCGTAGCGTTCTCGCAGAACAATGCGAAGTCGAGCCGGTCGGGTGCTGAGAGTTTAACCTTTGTCGTGGTCATGTAGGCTCCTTTGGCTTGTGAGTTAGGTCAGAAGTCGGCGGTATGTGTGACGGGTTCACCTGCCTTTTCGGCAAGGTATGCCGTGACCTCGTGAGGCTTTATCTTGCGGCGTGGGTGTTTCGCGCGGAAGTGCTCCAGGGCTTGGAGCTTGGCCGCGTAGATGCCTTCGTTGGTACGGACCTCGAATTTCTCATCCGAGTGCAGATACAGGCAGATGTAACCAAACATGGTTCGTTGTTCCTAGGTTTGAGGCTACACGATAGTTTTTAGGCGCTGCACTAACTAAAGCTGTTATGCACTAACTAAATGGCGTAGTTGTGGCATCATGTGAAAAAGTAATTTTTTATGTGATAGTTTGAAGTGTGCTAGAAACCGTCGTCGAATTATGGCGGATGTGTGTTCATGGTGTCGATACTTTGCGTTAGGATGGAAAAGTCTCAATGTTTTCCTGTACTTAGTAAAACTTACGTTTTACCTTGTTTCTACTGTTTTTAGAAGTCTAAGGGTAAAAAGAGAGGAATAGGGTAGGTATTGTAGTGTTGTAATACAGAATGTAGTGAACTCCTCATGTTTTGAAAACATTGCATAGGCCCAGCCGAGTCAAATTTGTAACCCGACGTTGAAAATGGTACAGTCTTGGGTTGAACGACGTTGATATTGTTGATGATTTTCAGTGAAAAAGGCATAGACAGCCGACGCTGCAACCAGTGCAATCGCAGCTTTCGTGCAGAGTTTTAAGTGAATGCGTCGCCAATCGTGATTCGTCACAATTGGGCGTCGAAACGTGGGGGATACTGGGCTCCCACCAGAGTGAGCACCAGAGTGCGCACATGAATGAGCGCCAGAGTGAGCGTGCGGTTGCGTTTTCGCACGAATATGCGCGTGTTTGTGCGTCAGCGCGTTAGCGCTTGCACAAGCGTTCGTGTTGTTAGTCACAGCGTGACCTTTCAGTGTTGAGCTAAACACGTAGGGGTGCCAACAGTTTCACGTTAGTGCACACTGTAGGCGTTCCACCATTTTTGTTTTCGTTTTACGCTCAAAACATTAGCCACTATTTCTAGTGGAAAATTGTTTTAGAGCCTATTTGCATTGTTGTTCGCACGTTTAGGCGTGCGTCTACTAACAGTGCTCACTTATGAGCACTGTTAGTGTGAGTGTTTTGTTTGTCAGAGCAGCTTGAGCTGCACCACGACTTCGTTGGTATCGTTTCGCACAAGGTACGCGGCGACAAGCAAGGCAGAATCGCCTAGTTCTGCTGTCTTAGCGTGTGCCCATTGTTTGAGCGCTTGCCAACGCTTGCTCTGGACAAAGTGACCTTTGCCATCGATGACATGATTCCACGGTTCTTTGAGATCAGCGTGCAGGTTGTTTGCGTCGCACATAGTCACATAGCGGACGTGATAGGTTAGGGTGTCCGCCTTAACGCGCACCTTTTCCGGCTTTTGCGCCGTGGAATTGCGTGCTTGGCGCAATCGGAACAAGTCAACAGCCGGGTATTGCGAGATAAGGCCGGAAGCATTCTGGAGCGCATAAGACATTGACGTGTCGCCCACGATAGGGCGTCCCTGCTAGACGGTCATTAGCTTAGGCGGTTGACGTTAGACTGTTAGGCTAGTGCCCGTTCGTCTCTGTCATTCACTCCCTACGTTTATTCTTATAAGGCAATCGCCCGTAGTTTGCAAACAAATAATTGGGGTTATGTACGATTTCTCGCTAGCGCTAGATAGGTGTGTTAGTTAGAACACAGATGCTTAGGGTATGGATTGCATAGGTGTAAGTACAGTATGAGTGCTGACAAACTACCCTCTTTAAGGTCGCAATGGTTCTAGCTACCAAGCTAACTGTTGTTTTACAAAAAATTTATGCGCGGCACATGCCGAGTTTTGTTTTTGGTAGGTCTAGCCGAACGCGACCTACGAATTTTATGAATTTCATTTTAAATTCGTTTTCTTGGTTTGATTTGCGCGTTGCTCTTTCGCTGTAGCCCACCGACAGTTAGCTTTGTAGTATCCTTTAGAGTTATCTTTTCGATCTATACTTTGGTTATCGGGTCGTATCCCCATATCCTCAACAAATAGATCAAAGTCCATCCATCTTGCGCAAACAGTTATACCCCTACCTCCATACCTATGGTAGTTTACATGTTTAGGTGACGTGCATCTTCTGATCATCGCATACCACGTCCCATATGAGGGGTGGGTCTGTTTGTGATACTTGCCTCTGGGCGCAATAGGTTTGTTGTCTCGGGCCTTTGGTGCGCACGTCTTACATGTGCGAGGGCCATACTCAGAGATTTGTGAGTGAGGTAGAACCCACACGTTTCCACAGCTGCACTGTAGGCGCCATAGCTTCTTCGGCTTGACCTCTACCCCCGGCATAGCCAACTTCACAGAGTAGTCCTTAGCTCTGCCTAGGACAGTGACCTGATCTATCTTCAGGCCAGTATAGTCTCTGAGCGACTTGTTGGTTATCAGTGGCATGGTAGTAGTGTGGACCCTACACAGGAGGTGACTATGAGTTCGGCATTCATGGGTGCAGCATTACGGGGCGATGAGGAATTCCTCAAGGCGATCGACGCAGCAGATCCTGACACGTTTGGCATATCGTGCAGTGGATGCGAGACCTACTATGTAGGGAAGTGGTCGGAGTGCCAACCCACAGATGTATGCTGTCCTGTCTGTAATAATACACGTGGGTCTATGGAAAGCCCTGGAGGTGACAGTGCACACAAGGCTAAGCTGATAGCCCAGAAAGAATAGCCCTTTAAGGGAACAAACTTACTTTGGTGTATGTAACATCAACATTCTAATAGAATTTTTCTGGAACTTAAATTGAATTTCGTTTTTTCGCTGGTCGAGCAAAGCGAGACCCCCGGCGGTGTTGCCGCGAAACATCACCTATAAAAAATTTAATAATGTTATTATTATTCTATTATTAATGTTATTAGTAATCAATAATGCTATTAGTAATTAATAATGTTATTTATATTCTATAATCAGTACACTGATTATTATAAACGCAAAAATGCCCCTCGCTTTCGCAAGAGGCTTTTATAATGTTACTTGAGATAATGTTATCTCAGTTTGCGCATTGCGCAATTGCGAGCATTACTCTGTCATCGAATAATACGCGCGATTGCAAAAGATTTTCAGGTGTCGCGCGGATTATGTCGATAATAACTTCTAGATACTCAACACAAATGTCGCTGTGTTTGAATGTCGCTTTGAATGATGCGATTAGTTTATCTTTCGAGATTTGAATAGTCGTGACTGTATTTTGCATGATAGCCCCCAACTGATTTAGAAAGTGCGCCGCATTCGCGCGGCGCTATTTAACTCCATTACTGCTTTTTGCGCTCTGGTATGCAAAATCCACCCAACGCAGAACCGATCTCACAAAGCGCAACCCACAAAAGCAACATGTAAATCGCGATTTGATTCCGATTTGGATACCAACCGAATAACGCGGCCGTCATCACATAACCGTCCTCGACCGCGAACGCATCTACTTTCGCGCCCGCTACAGGCGTTTCCTTAGCCTTTTGCAGCTCTGATTGAAACGCCGCAATTTTGTTTTTGCGGTTTTCCACACATTGCTCATCAGGCGGAAACGTAACGCGATTTTTGCCTTTGCCTACAACAGTCGCGTTGCACGTAGCAACGTTGCTAATGTCGCGCAGAATCACATGCTCTTGTCGCGACGTGTGGTTCTGTCGTGCCTCTTGCATGTTTGCCTTTTTCGTCGCGTGCACTGTAATTACGTTGCCAAACGTATTCACGGCCGAAAAAACGACGATTAACGCCCACATAAAGAGTGCTGCAATCCACCTTGCAGGTTGATGCGATTTTGCGAAAACTAGCATCGCCAGGGGCAACACCAATTTCAGCAGCTCCGCCGCACCGACAAGAATCACAATCTCCCAACCATACGCCTTAGTGTGTGAGAGATTGTTAGCGCCAGAGGCTACCGCTAGCGCGATAACCCCTAGCGCAAGTGCCAATCTAACCAACATTAGGCTTTGACTGGCGGCAACGCGCCGCAAGCCTCAATCTTGAGATGGTGTTCTGTTCGCGTGTATTCGGACGCTGGACAGCGGCAAATCATCTGTTTAGGCACGACGACGACGCGCACCATGTACAGCCGATTCTGATCATCAGGATGCGGGATAATCCACGCCTCACGGCGTGCATTTTCGCCCGTCCCCCAATCGAGTTTCGCCATCTCCTTAAGACGGTCGAATCTGGCACGTGCCGGCTTAGCCGCATCGTCTATTAGTTTTTCCGTCACCAGTTTTGACAGGTATTCCGGCGACGGCATTGTCTGCACGTGCACAATCGGCAACGGTTTAACTGTGTCGACGTGTGCGCTTTTGCGCTTTGTCATGGGAGTTAGCCTTGTGGTTGTGGTACGGGAATCAGTGGCGGGCATTGCGTAGGTGCATTACCCGACGATTTAACGTAAGCGATTACATCCACTAGCAATTGTGGCTTAGGAATAATTCCGTAAGCCATGCCAGCGGATGCCGTTGCCAGGACAACTAGCGCTAATTTCCGCCCTGAAAGACGATTTAGAACCACACCGACAGGATGCTGCATTTCAGGCGGTAAAGCCTGCAAAAGCATTGTCGCTAATGGGTGTGGTTCGATCTCTTGCGGCGGATTATCTGGCATCGGTAAGGGGTGCGGCACCGCATCGGTTACATGCACAGGGGGAGCACACATAACTTGATGCGGTGCCGACTCTTGGCTTGGGGACGCGCCAAGATAGGGCACCGCACTAGGCCAATCTGGCCTAGTGAGGTGATCTAGGATTAACTGAACGTCGCGGGCTAGTGCCGCGTGGTCAATCGACTCCTTGTACTCTGTCACTGTGCGAGTCGCACGGCGCCAGAAGCAAGCGCGTCTTTCAGCCCGACCTGGACGCAACCGCCGTTAAAGGTAGTGGCCCAATATTGGACGGGATTGCTGCCCGCGATTGCGTCGCCCACATTGTGCGGTGCTTTCCAGCGATACAACGCGCCTTTAGCGGTGCATGCGGACTGACGTGTCGCCAGCTTGGCGGCATAGTCCCGACGTGCCACTTCCGGGGTTGACGAACCTTTGACGCGCGTCGATGCCAGACCAGTAGTAGCAGCACCAGTTGCGGCCGGAGTCGGTGCACGCGGCGGCACTTGCGCGGTCGTGCCAGGAGCAGCACCTGGAGTCGGTGCACGCGGCGGCACTTGCGCGGTCGTGCCAGGAGCAGCACCTGGAGTCGTGGCGGGCTGACCCTGCGCGAAGGCCGATGCCGAGCCGAAGACGGTTGCGATCACTGCAAGCGAGATACGGAGAGTTTTCGGGAGATTGTTCATGGCGTGTGTGCTTTCCATTAGTTTGGGTTGGCATGGTTGCCGGTTTAATTAATTGGTACTCTGTCCATATGCCTAAGCTACGCTAGTAGCAGGGTTGGCAAGAGCAGTGTGCAGATACCGTCTAGGTGATCTGTCCTGCGATAGTTCGACGGAGCCTTACACCGTCATGAGGACGCGTTTAGCGCGATGCTACTGACTAGGTAGCTAGGTCAAGTCTGTTAGTTCTCACAATGTCAAAGAGCGGTAGGCTAGTTCGTCAGTCCGTCGCCGTCCTGACAATCACAGTTCTAACGATGTGCATTAGGATAGTCAAGCTACCAAACGACTAGGGATGTGATAAGATCGATCACAAGATTGTGACTTGACAAAGTAACTTTCTTGGGCAGACGCGCGTGCCCGGCGACTGTTGTTGCTCAGTACTGGTGGGTGTCAGCCAATTTTTGAAAAACTATTTTGCTCAGCACCCTGATCAAAAAATTTATGCGCGGTTTAGCGCCAAAACTATTTGCCCATGCAGAACCAGAACTGCTAATCATTCACCCCATGAATCAGACCAAGACAACACAGCTTAAGCAGCTCAAGCACGATATTCTCGACGGAGAGATCGAATCTCCCTCGCTGGAACCGTTTATTGAAACGTTCAGGCGTATCGTCGCAAACACGCCACGCGACCGGAACTTCTACCTGCAATACTTCATTGATTTCACGAAGCTCCCTGCGAACTTCGCCAACAAACCTGCCCAGAAGCAAAATCAGATTCTCGAAGCGGCCAAGATCCCATTATCCATGATTGAGGGCTACCATGCGTTTTCGCACACCAACCCGAAAACCCGGCGCCAGCATCAGCAGCCGGTGTGGTTGAAGCTCCCACATGAGCCTGACCACTTTCATCAGGATTTTCAGCTCTACCTGCGCTCCGCAGAGCGTCAGCCGCTAACACCTGCCACAGACAACCGCGCCCTTCAGAAGGCCACACAGCTTCAGCAGACGGGCAAAACCAGTAAGAGCAAGGCCACAGCCAACCTCAACACTTCAGCGCTGGAACTCGACCAGCTGGATATCTACACGTTCTACTACTGGGAAGAACGTGCCCGCTCCTATGACATCCTGCAGCCGGTCGCGGCAGCCAGACTACGAGACCAGCGCATCCTCGACGTGGAAGACAAGCACTTCAAGTTGACTGGGCGGCTCATCGATCAGCTAGAAACGGAGATCAAACAGCGCTTCGATGATCAGGATGGCAGGCCGTGGGCGGGACTTCAGGCCAAGGATCTTATCGCTGGGATCGACACCCTGGTACGCATGCAGCGTACAGCTCTTGGCCACCCAGCCACAGGGCCGAAACCTCTCAAAGATGCTGGTTTCCAGCCTGCACCACACGCCTCCGTAGCGCGTGGCATTCAAGATAGCGTCACCAACTACCATGGCTTGAAACAGGAAGAAGAATCCGAAATCGGCCGCTTTCGCAAAAAGCTTGACGACTTTATGGCCAATGACCCGGCCGCTGCTGAGAAGCTACAAGCGCTCGCGATCGAAACAATGCTGGCTGCACGTTCCAAAGATGAACCCCCAGACGAAACACCTTAGCGAAATAAAACTATTCGCCCTCACAGGGCATGTACACGGTGACCAGACACCGGCTTCGATGGTTAATCTGAAATAAGTGTTGCTTTAACTATGTTTTAAGTTTACTGTAAATCAGCCTTCAACATGGAGACTGAACACATGCAATACTTATCCGTAGAAGAAACACTTAGCCTGATAGCTAAATTAGTAGAAAAAAATGGTGAATCACGTGGAAGAATAAGCAATAAAAGTATTTGTAAAATTAGTAGAAGACCTAGATTACGCGCAAAGTTTATACATGATTTGATCGTCAACGCGAATGATTACGGATTGTGTATGGGCGAACTTGACGCTGGCGGATTTGGGTTTATCAAAACTGCAGCACTAGAAGGGGCACGTATAATTGGCGCCGATCTTGGTATGGATTAGAGATAAAACACACATATAAAATCTTGGGGGTTTTCCTGCACGGGAAAGCCCCTAAGCGGCTATCTTATCCTGCTCTGATTATTTAAATTGCGGCGTGCATAGTGAGCACGGTATATCCGCAACGTCTCCATGGCCACGATCGATCATTTCACGGCCTGATCCACGACAACCGTCAGGGCAATCGCTGACTATGATCCCGATCCCTTGCATGTCTAGGGTCATGTTCTGCATATCAATGGCGTGCTCATAGCCTGCTGCATCGAGCTTCGCGTGGATCAGATCCCAAACGGCTCTAGGCAGGTCCAATTCGACGTAGGTTCTAGTCTGTCTCATGTTAGTTCTCTACTTTTTGAGTGAATTTTCAACTTTTCGGAGGATTTTGCGCCGTTCTTGACGCGAAAGTCTCTCTAGACCGGCTTCCATAACGCCTTTACCAAGCGCTCCAAGCTTGTCAGGTTCAGTTTCTGCTATGTCTCTGACAACTTCAACGCAGTTGAACAGTTTACACACAACAGGACGATCTTCGTAGATTTGGCAGCTATCGACACCACAATAGACACAATCGCCGTTCGGTTTTTGCTCAATTGAGAGGACAAAACCATCCTGTTTTTCGGCTAGGTAGTGATCGTAGCTCCGTGGGCCGGTCGGAAGGTACTTTTGGAGGCGGTATTTGGTCAAATCGTCCCCAAGTTCAGCGACCACTGGGATGGTATTGTTGCGGCAACAGGCTGTGCACCCGGCGCAATCAATTGGTACGACTTGAAGGGGGTCTCTCATGGCTATTCGACTTTCCGTGCGTCGGACCAACGTGTGACCAACATCGTTACACACGCAGCTAACATTAAGCTGTGAAGCCATAACACTGCAATAAAGAATGCGGGATCTATGTGGGTCACTGTAAGACAGAGGGGGAAGTGTGCACTTGACATAGAATGCAGCTTGCGCCACCTCAACTACACTAAATCCGACAACGACCGCCTTGTTTACGGCAACCTTGGCGACATGTTTATTGCGGACCTTATCTTGCTCATGTTTGACGCCAGCGACGAGCTTACAGCTGTCGGCTATCCTGTCGTGTAGCGGTCTGCTTCGGTTTCGCCATGAGCATCGCTTTGTAAATCTCGCGAAGCGCTAATCCCACAATTTTTGGCTCGGTGACGTCAGTCCAGTCGTAGGCAAATTCTCGCAGAACGTCATAGCCCGCGTCTATCATCTCGTCGGTTACGTTCAGATCATCGTCTGTTTCTATTTTATCGACCATGGCGCACCTCGCCATGGCTTGCCGCCCTGTCAGCGGTTACTTTGCACGATTCGTCATCTATGCAAAGTGCATACTTCCCACAGAGGGTTTGTTGCGCCACTTCAGTCATCAATCACCACTTTCGGTTCAGTTTCAGATGGTTTAGGTGGCCATTCGAACTGTGGGTTATTCCGCTTCACTTCGTTGACACAGTTGATGCAAAACATATCATTTCCAGTTGGTGTTTCTATCAACAAGCTGATTGGAAGCTTAAAGCCCATGACGGATGCAAGCCCTGCGAGCTGTTCTGCGTGCCACTTGCACACATCAACAGCTTTACTAGGCCAGTGCGCACGATACTTTGGAAACTCAAGAGGCTTCTTCTCAGGTGTGTCATTCATGGTAGTTCTTCCATCGCGTGCGCAGAGTAGGCTTTCAACACGTTCATAACAATATCTTTAGCCTTATTTTGTTCGTAGATCCATAAACCGATAACGTTACCAGTTTTAAACGTGAACTCTAACCTTTCGTAGTGGTAGATTGCGCAAGCTTTTACGGTTTTTGCTTCGGTTTTCCTACGTTTCAAGGGTGTAGGCGACAAATCATCGAAACCATACGGTCTGTCGAACGCAACCTTAAAACTCATCCCAATAGCTGTTCGAACTTGACCTCCAATGGGACCGCCAATGCAAATCCCAAACTTTAGCTCATCTTTAAGTATATTTATTTTTTGTTGTTCTTCGCCTATTTCTTCGATGCGCAACATGTGTTCAGCATAACAGCTGCCGCAACAGGTTCTACGCATAGGTGTTCTATAAGACGATTCTATCAAAAAGTGCGCATGATCTGCCGGACATTCAGAGCACTTGTACGAACGAGACTCGTCATAGTTTAGCCGTCGCCACTTAAGCATACCCTCATCCTCACGTTTGTTGTACAATGCACTGGATGTGTAGACTACTGAGCCTGAGGCTTTCGGCCAATAGACATGACGATAACAGCATCCGCGTCAGAGACCGCCATTGGGTCGACGTATTGGTAAACAATACGCTCTAAAACGCAGGTGTAGATCTCCAACTGCTTAAGCTGCTTTTGAAACTTCTTTACCTCATAGTTATCGTCCTCGACTTCTTGACCCGCCAACTTCACTTTGGGCGCTACACGACCGTCCATCAGAAGATCCAGCGCTTCTGCGTGCCTTTCCCGGCCAGCATTAGAGATCCGGCCGTCATCAGATAGGAATGAAATCACCTCACCGACGTTCTGGCAGGTCTTGAGCAGGCCGTTGTAGAGGCGCGTGGAAATCCAGCCGCACAGAGCTGTGACAGGCGCGGTTTCAGGAAGTTCGTTTGGCTTGACTTTTCCGCGTGCGTGGCGATGTTTCTGAGAAATCAGCATAGTGATACGGTTCCTGTTGGTTGACTAGAACCTAAAATAGCAGCTATAAATGAACTGTCAAGAAAAAACTAAAACTTCCAGCAAAAAGAGAAATGGCAATGGCAAAGACTGAGGGAATGACGAAGCAACAGCGCCAGTGGCTCGACATTGTTCGCGTTGCTTCCGAGGGTGGAGGTGAAAAGGCCCAGCGTGTGGATCTTCTTCCGAAGAAGATAGCCGACTGGATGTATGTTTCAGGCTACGTGCATCACTATTACCCTGTGAACCCTTCAAACCGTGTGCGGTTTGTCATCACTCCTGCTGGTCTGCGTGCTCTCGACGCTGAGCGGGCGGCTGAGGTCGCACCACGGCATTCTAAATCATAATTTTGGTTTGTCATTTTGAGAAACCTTTCGCATAGTGTTCTGCGTATATTTCGTCGTAGTCACGGTCTTCTATTGTATTGCCTAGAGATAGGTGCGTAGGCCAATACTCTTTTCGTCTTTGTATCGCGCGTTGTGTCCCTGACACTCCTAATATTGAATCATTAAAACCTTTAAAACTAAACGTCCAAATTATGCGCTGGTAAAGTGTTCCAGTCATACAACTATCAAAGGCAGCAGCCCGAGCTTCACAGCCTGAGTGTTTAAAAGCTCTGTTAAGTTGGTCTGCTAAGTATACTGTACGTGTAACGTAGAGAGTTTTTCGCTCAATAAACTTTTCTTGGCGTAGCTTTATAGTTTTGTCGTTCTCAGAGTAGTCATAGAGCATAACTATCTCAACATGACCATATTGTTTTAACTTCTTAAAACCTCCTTTAGCATCTGGAATGTATCTTCCCCACTCATCTATTTGGAGTTTGATTACATAATGGTTAAATTCGCATGCCTCTATTACGTTAGTTAGACGTTCTCTATTCAGGAAGATCCCGGAGAGGTGATACACGGCTAAGTCTCCTACTTTGAGGAAACGTTCGCCGGGTGGGCCAATGTCAGGGACGTGTGTCAATCGCAGCCTCGACCAACTTTGGAGCTATCGCCGGTTTCTGTATGTTTGGTGAAATCTTTCCAATGCACCCAGCCTTTGGGACAGTGAAAACCCCACTCGCGGACGCGAGGCCCCATGATGAAAAGGGTCCGTTGGTGCGTCAGGTGGTGCCCAGCCTCGCTGATTATGGGCAGATCGATGCGATGCGGACTCTTGGCGTTGGTTCCGCGGAATACAACATCACCCGGCCAGACCTCCAAAGTCTGCTTCTCAGTTACATCAAGCAGTGGGCCTTTTAGGCACAGCGACACTGAGTGCCACGGGTGGTCGTGAAGCGCGCGATCGTCGTCAGGGCGATGGTATTCGTGAAAGTAGATGTTGCCCCAACGATTTCGGGGCAAGACATACCAACGCTTCATGTAAGGGCTGTCTTCGCCACCGATGATAAAGTCTGGTGGGCGTCGCATGACCTTGTCAGCGCGACTATTGAAGAAGCGTGCGAGCCGACGCGTGATGAAATTAGCTTTCAGATGCATTGATGCTTTCCACTTTGTAATAGGACCATGTCCAACCTAGTCTGGTCAGTTCGTGAGTAGCCCAGAAGGCGATGACTTCTCGGTTCGCTCGACCAATCGCATGTGTGGCGTATGTAGTCGAATCAAACAAAATTCTTATATCGCCTTTTTGTGCAATTATTGGTCTTTTTCGTCTTGTAGGACTGTATCTCATATGCGGAACCTAAATGTTTATTGCGGCGCAGTCAATGTTTTGAATGCGAAAAAGGGGCAGTGTTGCCACCACCCCTATCCCGCTTTCCTAGCTACCCCGACTAGCCTGGATTATGAGCATCCTGTGGTCGTTCCGCAAGCCTGACAGGTGTAGCAAGAGCCTGAGCGGACCAGTTTATATTCATGGCACTCGCGGCAAGCATCCCCGCTGTACTTCTGCGCCATCGTGCGGACAGCACCCGCTTGAAGCTCACCCGTACCGCCCTCGACGCCTGGGATGTTCGAAGTGATCAGCTTCAACGGCTCACGTTTCAGTGGGAGAACGACTTCGGGGCCTTGTGCGCCCAACGCTGGTTCGATCGACAGCTTGTGTTCACCGGGTTCAGGAGACTGCACTTCGATACTCAGAACCGTCTCTTTGGAGCCATACTGTGCCCACAGCTCGCGAACGACATAGTCGATGATCGAGGTGCATGTGCGTACGGTATCTGATCCAATGACCAGACCTGACGGGTCCGACTTCGAATCAATGAAGGAGTTGCGTATCGATTCGAGTGGCACGCCGTGTTGCAGTGCAATCGAGATCAGCATGGCGCTGGTGTCGACCATGTGGCGCAGACCAGAGCCTTCTTTGCCAATGGAAAGGAAGACTTCCCCGAGACGGCCATCTGGATATTCGCCAGTGCGCAAGTACAGGGATTGGCCACCGATGTTCACCTTGATAGTGAAACCGTTACGCTTGCTGGGCAGTTTATAGCGTGAGGAGATCTGACCGCGTGGCGGAAGTGCTCGCGTTGAGAGCTGCTGTGTAGGTGCAGGCTTAGTGTTAATGGCGCCAGCAATTTCGGTCCTGGTAGGTGGCACTACTGGAGCGGTTGCTGACGCCTTACCGTTAGACGCCGAAGCGGTAACCGGCTGGCTGTCTTTACAGCCGTCGCGGTAAATTGCAACTGCTTTTAAACCTTGCTGCCAAGCAGTCAGATAAACATTTTTCACATCATCTACTGTAGCTGACTTTGGCATGTTGACAGTTTTGGATATTGCGCCACTGAGGAATGGTTGAACTGCTGCCATCATACCGACGTGACCTGTTATTGGGTCGATATCGTTAGCGCAGTCGAAGATTTTCATGTGCCCTGGAAGGATATGTGGGCACGCGTAGCCGACATTACCGTGTTGCGCGATGTACTGTTCGATGTCGCTGATCTGAGCGTTGGTGTAACCGAGGCCGGTTAAGGCATCCCCGACCAGTTCGTTCACGAGGGTCATTTGACCACCACCGGCAAGTTTCTTTGTCGCGTGCAGAGAGAAGCACGGTTCAATGCCGGTCGCAGTGCAATCCATCACCATACCGATGGTGCCTGTCGGAGCAAGCAAAGTCAGCTGTGCGTTGCGGAACTCAGTTGGGCGTTTGTTGTCCGACAAGCCCCAGAGATCGGCCAGATCCTTGAACAAGTTGTGTAATGGGTGTGTCTGTCCATGTGGGATGTTCGAATTTGCGACGATTTCATCTCCAAGTTCGGATACCGCCTTTTTATGCATGTTCCAGACGTTGAGTGTGTCTGAGGCGTGCAAGTCAAAATCATGGAAGGCACCGAGTTCACCTGCGATCTCAGCTGATGTCCACCCGGCCTGACCGTGCATGACCGCAGTGATCATTGCAGCCACGCGACGGCCTTCATTGGAATCGTAAGGGACGCCCAGCAGGAGCAAGAGACCACCGAGGTTGGCGTAGCCCAGGCCGATCGCACGGTAGTTCACTGAGTTTTCGGCGACTTGCTTATCTGGGTAAGAGGCCATGCCAACTGACACGTCGAGGACAATGGTCCACATACGACACGCGTAGCGGAAGCTCTCAGAATCGAAATGGCCCACTCCAAATTCAGCTTCTGGTCCTTTCGTAATTGAGCTGAGGAAGTTCACCAGATTGAGCGATGCGAGGTTGCACGAGGAATTGTCGATGAAGCTATATTCCGAGCATGGGTTGGTCGCGCGCTGTTCGGAATGCTTCGGGATCGTGTGCCACCTGTTGATCGTGTCGTGGAACTGCATTCCAGGATCGCCACAACGATGTGCAGCTTCAGTAGCCTTATCAAAGAGTTTTTGGTTGCGTGTGACTTCAGAGATAATACGATCGCTCGACACCTTGGAAGGTTCTTCTCTAAGACCTTTCATGAACGTGTCTGTGACACGAAGCGAGTTGTTTGAGTTCTGGCCAGAGACAGTGGTGTAGGCATCCCCTTCGTAGAAGTCGGTTATTTCAGCGAGCGTGTTGGTATCAAAGTCTGTTGGTATTTGTGTGATAGCAGCGTTTTCTTTTTGATTACGCGCGCTCTTTCCGGCTTGGATCAATGCTTTAGCTTTTGCTTCTTCGCGAGATTTCCATTCGACGAATTGAAGCGCTTCAGGGTGATCTGCATCGATGATGCGCATAGATGCTGCGCGACGCGTTGTACCACCAGACTTGATTGAGCCCGTAGCTGTGTCGAAAATCTTAAGGAAGCTCATGACGCCGCTGGAAACACCACCGTTCTTCAACGGTGTATTGACGGCCTGAAGCGTCGAGAAATTGATCCCACTACCGGAACCATATTTGAAGATCGTCGCCTCTTTGCGGAGAGTGTCGAGGATTCCGTTTGCTTGAACCAGATTGTTGTCGACGCCGAGGATGAAGCAAGCCGAGACCTGGGGCGTGATGTAGCAACCGTCGATGTTGGTTGCCTCGTGACCGATGTGGGGTGCGCGCCACAGGTTGGTGTCTGCATCGCCTGCAATCCCGTAGGCCCAGTAGAGGCCGGTGTTGAACCACTGTGGAGAGTTGGGAGCGGCCATCTGGTGTGAAAGCATCCAGAAGATTTCGTCGTAGAAGATCTGCGCGTGCGTTTCACGTGAAACGTTATTGTCTTCTGAGTTTGCGCTGTGGGCGTCGAAGTAGCCAGCCTTGAAAGCCTCGTAGGTCCAATGACCGGCCAGTCGGTGGAAGACCTGTTTGGCAGAGGTCTCGCGGCCGAAGATTGAACCGATCGCTGGGTGTTGAACATCCAACCACCGAGGGACCGATTCGTCATCGGTGCGCACTGATGGTGCCGTCCGGTTGGGGACGCCTGACTTGCGCAGGTACTTGTGCGCCAGGATGTCGACAGCGTTCTGGAACCATGTCGCCGGAGCCTCGACTTCCATTTCGAGGATCGGTTTCGATTTCGAGCCGATCAGGATATCGAATTTCTTCCACTGGATGGCGTTGTGAATGTTTTGAGGTGACCACTCTTGGCCGTGGTTCGGGGCGAGGTGTTTGGTGAAGTGCCGTGCGAATTGCATGTGTGTTCTCGTGACGCAAAAAGCGCGCTCACGGACATGCCGAGTGGATAGATGTGGAGATATGCCGCCACTATATACTAGCCCCCGGCAACGTCTGGTCACGCTGCTGGTTCATGTTGCTGACTGTTTGATTCTGCGAGTGGTTCGCTCGCACTGGCGTGGAAGCTCAACGCTACGGCCAGAGGCACAACATGCTGTGGAGCACGCCTCTCGTCAACCGCATTTTGTAGAGAATCTTCGAGCTTGAAAAGCCGGGGAGATGCGTCATTCTGATACGCGAACTCACATCTCCCCGCCCCAGCCCCCGCACGCGCGACGCGTGTCCGAACCACGCCGCTCGGCTAAGGATCATAGGACGCATAAAGGCGCAAGCTCAAACTGATCCGTGTCTCGTGGCACATTAAGAGACCGTTATTAACCCCTTGCAACTGTTTGCACCCCTTGCAACCCCAGAACAAAAAAATCGTTGGCTTTGTCGATGGTGAGTTCAGGTAGGTAGGTATAGATATACCTATTCGCTGTGAGAGATGAGCTTTTTGCTCAAATAGCCCACAGGGCGGAGGTTGACCAGGATTCCCGTCAACGGCGGGCAGGCTATGCGTACCTGTGGGTAGGCGACTTTGTCGCTTGGAGCCGTCAGGCATAGGTAGGTGTGGAAGGGTTAGCCCGTGGTGGTCTGGCGGTCAAGCGCGTGCGCATAGAAAGAGACCCACCGGGAACCAGCCGGTGGGCCTTTAGATTGTCAGCAGTGCGGAACCAATCGAGAACGAGGTAGTCTCTCCGGGAACAACCTCTTTCTATATGGACTATATAATGTATTAGGTTCGCAAATCAACAGTTAGTTGCTTGGGTGAACTTAAAAATGATCGCTATGAGCAACGGTCTTTTAGACCCTTTCTTGACACCTGCGACTCTTGCAATGGCGCTATGGCCCGAAGGTCGTGAACGCTGGATACCTCAAAAACATTTAATGAATGCGTCTTCGCGCATTGTACACCACATTATGCGTGGTGATGGTCGTTTGGTTGTTAGTATGCCGCCTCGACACGGCAAGTCGCGTTTGGTTTCTGAATCTACAATTCCTTGGTTCTTGGAAAAGTTTCCTGGAATGAACATTTTGTTCGTAGCCTACAATGGAGATTTTGCTGAAGAATGGGGTATGAAAGCCAAAGACATTATTAAGAAGCGTCAAGATTTATTCTCGTATAACGTTCGTGAAGATCGTTCTCGTGTTGATCGCTTTGAGACTACTCGTGGCAACATCTGCTGGTTCGGCGGGATCAACGGTGGTGTGACGGGTAAAGGCGCGCATCTTGTCATCATCGACGACTACATCAAAGGCATCGAACAGGCGATGTCGAAGAACGAACGCGATAAGATGTGGAACAATTTCATTGCCAACATCTACACGCGTTTGGAGCCGGGTGCGTCGGTCATCATCGTGGCGACGCGTTGGTGGTCCGATGACTTGATCGGCCGGATCTTGACCAGCCTGCAAGTCGACCCGATCACTGAACAGCCTGCCAACATCTGGGAGAACATTTGCTTCCCTGGCATCTATCGCCCAATGAAGGACGGTCTCCCGGATTTTCAGGCGCGTGACATATTAGGTCGCTCCTATGGGGATGTGCTTTTCCCCGAGCGTTATCCGATCCGTCGACTTGCTGAGCTGCAACGTGCCATGAAGCTAAGTGGTACGATTTTCGAAGCCTTGTTCCAGCAGACGCCGATAGACAACCAGACGACATTTACCGATGGTCGCTGGCTTCAGGTTATTAAACAGGTAGCTCCTGAAGGTCATCGTTTCGTTCGCGCGTGGGACTTCGCCGCGACACAAGGTGGCGGTGACTGGTTGGTCGGGACAAAGATGTCACGCAAGGGGCGTCTGCGCCAAGCCTATGTCTGGAACATCATTCGTAAGCAGCTGTCACCTAACAAGATCGAAACTGAGATTCGTAGAGCTGCCGTGGCGGACGGCACAGAGACTACAGTCTTACTAGAAACCGAACCCGGATCACAAAGCTTGCAACTTTTCGAGCACTATAAAAAGAACGTCTTACCAGAATTTACTGTGATTAGTGTTCCAGCTGGGAATAAAAACAAAACTGTTAAAGCCATACCTTTCATTGCATCGGCAGAAGGTGGCAACGTCTTTTGTGTAGACAACAGTGGTGTACCAGAAAGCTCTCTAGTAGGTCCAAATGGTCAACCTATAAATGAACCAGAGTGGGTAACAACTTTCCGTGATGAATTTAGTGCCTTCCCACCTTCAAGCGGCGGGCATGATGACCAAGTAGACACAGCATCAATGGGCTACAACCACTTGTTCTCTGACGAGCCAATCGATATTGCTTGGGGTCAAACTAACTATGAGCACCAGCAGTTGATTCTAGCAGGCAAAATTGTCCAGCAAAGAATCAACCCAGATTTGCAAGCTGGTTATGAGCGTGGGAAGACTGGTGGCGGCGGTAAGATCTTCAAAGGATTGACTTGGTAATGTCAGCACAATCGGCACCTTCGAGCGATAAAGTTGTCTCACGCGAAGACTTTGAAAAGTTAAAGCGTGGCTACCTCACGCTAGCTTCAACGGTCAGCCCGCGAGCGCTTCTAGCGGCAAAGCTTGGCGAGACCCATGGAGGTCGACGCGATCTCTACGCATCATTCGGCTACACAGCCGAAGTCGACTACGCATCTGCATTGCAACGATATCAACGCCTGGACATCGTCTCGCGTGTGGTGAACGCATACCCAGATGCGCTATGGACTAGACCGCCGCGTTACATGAAAGACATGTCACGGCGTCGCAGGCCAAATACTGACGCGCAAGATAGCGGCACAGATGCGTATGCAGGTGCGCTTTTTAGCGAATTGGATGACGCGATTTGGAAGCTCGATGAAGACATCAACTTCTACCACTACATCAACCGCGTAGATCGTTTGGCAGGGATCGGTAAATTTTCTCTATTAGTCCTTGGCTTTGACGATGTGCGTACTGAAGCTCAGATGGCTTTTCCTGTGGACGCGAACCGCGTGAAGAAGCTTGTCTATCTGCAAGCGTTCGGTTTTGGCGATGTATCCATCGTTGACTATGAAGACAACCCTAGTGTCCCGGAATACGGGATGCCAAAGACTTACAAAATTAAGGTTCGAGGGTCTAAAGGCAGCTACAAATCTGAAGGTGGTCCTGCTGAAGTTATAGACGGCGTGAACAATCCTGGTCATGAGTTAGAAGTCCATCGCACGCGTGTCATTCACGTAGCAGATTGTTTGTTTGATAACGAAATCAACGGCTACCCCATTGTAGAGCGCGTCTACAACCGTCTGGACGACGCTGAAAAAGTTGTCGGTGGAGCAGCTGAAATGTTCTGGCTCAGCGGTCGTCAAGGTCTACACATCGACATCGACAAAGAAATGCAAGTGGAAGAAGGCGATCTGGCCAAAATGCGTGTCGAGGTTGACGACTTTATGAATGATGTACGTCGTGTTATTCGAACACGAGGGGCCAAAGTCAACAACCTGGGTAGCGATGTTGCCAACCCTGATCCGGTGTTCAATGTCGTGATGTCGATGATTTCGATTGCGACTGGCATTCCACAGCGTATCTTTATTGGCTCAGAGCAGGGAAAGTTGGCCTCCGAGCAGGATAGGGCAAACTGGGCAGTTAGGATCAATGAGCGTCGCGTCTTGTACGCTGAGCCAAAGATCTTACGCCCATTTGTTACACGTTTGCAGGCACTCAAATTATTGCCTCAAGGTCGTTTCTGGCTCGAATGGCCGGAAGCCTTCCAGATGTCACCACTGGAGCGCGGTCAGACCGCAGCACAGCAAGCGCGTGCGTTTACCAACATCGCGCGAGGCATAGCTGAATATAAAAAGCCTATTGAGGGTGTGGACTATCCGCTGCAAATCTCGCGCACAAAAGCTATTAATGCTGACGAAAAAGAAACTGAGTATAAAGACGAAACTGCCCCCAATAAACTAATTGCGGCTAAAGGTGATGCCCCACCCAATAAAACAAAAACTCCTGCAGCTGATAAAGGTGATAGCAATAACTCCGCTGGCGGTGTTGGTGGGAAGCCTCCTTTTGGTAAGCCTACTGGTGCTGGCAATAATATTCCTCCTAAACCAACTACTCAGACTACTACAGAAGATTTCCAAATGAAGGAGAGATTCTTGATCAATCCAGAACAAGGTAGAAACATCGTATTTGCGCGTGGGGAACTGTTAGGCGAAGCCCCTATTGACGATCACAAGCCCTAAACCTATGGGAATTTCTATGGCGAAGGCGCGCTATGACTTGCGGGGACTGCGGAAAAAGACTGGATCGGCAACGATCCAGACTCTTCGTGGGCACGACTATCTTGTTATCTCTGTCGTCGCGTTGGTCGAAGGTGTTCGTCACGCAGGCGGTTCCGATCACCCTGAACTGGTCCTGGCTGCCGCATTCGGACGCGTTGTTGACACGTGGAATGGCCGTCCTGTTGTCCTAAACCACCCGGTAGACAAGAATGGTAACGCAGTTCTAGCGTCTGACCCTGGCATCCTTGAGGATGTCTATCTTGGGCGGCTCTATCATGCAGCCATTGTCGACGACAAAAAACTCGTGGTCGAAGCTTGGATGGACATTGACGCCATAGAATCGTCGAAAAACGACGACATTGTTACAATGTGGGGCATGCTCAATTCAGGCGAGACCGTGGAGGTCTCTATAGGCGCGGTTGTTTTTTCGCGTGACCTGAAAGGCACATACGAAGGCAAAAAGTACAATGGTGTGTGGGATGTTGTCATCCCTGACCATTTGGCTTTTCTGGACGGTGGCCAGATCGGCGCCTGTTCCATTGCTGACGGTTGCGGCACTTACCGAAATGCAAACGATGGCGTTGCGGGTAGCTTGCGGATAGCAGCTACCGGCTCAGTTACTCTTGATAAGGATACGGTCGTGGCTCTAAACAAAAGAATCCGCACCACTAAGAGTGATACAAAAGTGTCTCTCACTGAAGATACACCGCCAGTCACCGCATTGGCTTCGGATTGCGCGTGCCACGGCGACGATGATGAAGTCCCTACTGAAATGCTTCGTGTCGCGGATGAAGCCAACGGTTTGGCAGTTGCTTTGTGGGGGAAGAAAACATTCTCTACTGACAAGTACAATTTGCTGAACCGCGCGCTCAGGAAACAGTTCAAAGCAAAATATGGTTACGTTCTCACATTTTCTGATACAGAGGTCGTCACACAATCCTACGACTACACAAATGACGATATCACAATGTGGGCAATGTCGTATAAGACTGACGACGATGACCAAGTGACATTCTCAGGTGAACCGCAGGAAGTCGTACTACAGACTAAAGCTGTTCAAGTAAGCCAAACCAAAGGGAAATCGAAAGCCATGGCTAACAAAATGCTCGCACGCAAAAATGGAATCGACCGCCTTCTTGCTGATGAAGAAGACGACGAAGACGAAGACGATTCTTCTGGCAAGGGAAAGGGCGGAAAATTCAAGAAGAAGAACGCCCACGGTGTCTCAGACGACATCATCGATATCGCACGGCATCTGGACGCCGCTGAAGATCTCAAAGGTATCAGCAAAGCATTGACTGGCACACCGCTAGGCAAGCAGTTCGATGATATGCTTCGGATCGCAGAAGCCGCGAAGACCAAAGCCGTCACCTACATTCTCTCGACTAAGAGCGGTAAAGCGTTCACGGCGGACGCGCTCAAGGCCATGGATTACAGCGTCATCGATACTCTGGCCACGCAGTTCGCGGCCACTGATCGCATGCTTGCTGAAGCCACGAAGTCGGCCACGCACCGCAACACGACGGAAAGTGGTGAACCAGAAGAAGAAGACGAAGACCCAGAGGATGACGGTCTTGATCCTGCCCAGACTACGCTAAGTGCAAATTCGATGGATTACATCGACTACAGCCGTGCCGGTGAAGTGGTGCGGGATCGCCATCGTCAGCCCAACGGTAAGCCACCGCGCAAAACAAACTACTCCGGTCGTGCAGCGGTAGGTAGTGGTGGGAATTCAGGGTCGCAATTTGCACCGCCACCGGAAGACATCTTCGAAACAGCAAAGAAGTGACTTCGGTTACTTCCAACCGAAACACCTCACCTATTCCAGATTAATACGGAGATCTGACTATGCCGCGTAGAACTACTGTAATTGCGATGGGCACAGGTGTCCGTCTCGAATTCCCCGCAGAAGGCGCTGTTCGACCGGGAGACCTTGTTACTCCAACCGCAACAGGTGGCTGCGTTCCACATGCGACCGCCGACACCAAACCGTTGATGCTGATTGCAATTGAAGCGGAAGTCTTCGGTCGCGGTCTCAATACTGGTAGTGGCTATTCATCTATCAATGCCACACCCGACTACGTCATTGGTGATCGCGTGTATTGTGAAGCGTTGCACACTGGTATGCAAGTCAACTGCAACGTCCCTGCAGGTGCTCCTGCTATTGCTGTGGGTGCACCACTCACATCTAATGGCTCGGGTGGCGTCAAAATCGGTACAGCTGCGAACGCCATCGGCTACGCGGCCGAAGCAGTCGACAACTCGGCTGGGACTACACTCACTCGAATACGCGTTATGCTTCTCTAATCGTCTGCAGAAACTAAAAGCAACGCTCCTGTTGGGGCTAAGCGTTCAAAAACTCACAGGAGTTACAGGTTATGAATGCTGCGGTACAAAACGATTCGGCAGGTGTTGGGTTTCTTATGCCCAATGGCTCTATTAAAGGCATGGGCGGCGCCCCAGGCGAAGTTGATTTGTTCACAAACCGCTTGCTGAATAGTGGCGGTGACGTGAACAAGCTGCGGACGATGTCCGTCTTGCGCGAAAACGAGTGGCGCGAATACGATACGGCAGTCACCACAATCGCTCGGGGTCGTTATTCGCTCGTGTCGGATATGGTTTCGGCAGGGATGCGTCGCAAGCTTAATTCACCTTTGGGCCATTCTCAGATCGTATGGGACCGCTCGGGCGACCTTGAAGGCGCTCAGATCGACATGACTGGCGAATCGGCGGATATCAAAGACCGTATGGAATTCGCACAGGACAGCATGCCTGTCCCGCTGATCCACAAAGGCTTTTCTTTGAATATTCGCACACTGATTGCGTCACGAAAGAATGGCCAAGGTCTCGACGTTTCCCACGCTGAATTGGCGACCGAAAAAGTTGTCGACATGATCGAACAGCTGTTTTTGTATGGTCAGTTTTCGGCAGGCGCCGGGGCTGGTACGCTGTATGGTATGACCCGCTACCCGTATCGTTCCACGGGTCTGTTGTCGGCCGATTGGCGTCTTCCAAGTACAACGGCGGCACAAGTATTCAACGACGTGTCGATGATGGTCGAAGCGCTCGAATCTAAAGCACAGTTTGGCCCATATATGCTTTACATTCCACGCAACTACGCGCCCGTTATGCGTAAGGACTACGATGGCCGTACTGCAGCAGGTGGCGGTGGTGGTTCCATTGAGAAGCGCCTAATGGAGATCTCGCAGCTCAAAGGGATCAAGACCAACGTGTTCCTCCCGAACAACCACGTGCTCTTAATGCAAATGACACCAAGTACAGCTAAGATGATCGACGGATTCTCACCACGTCTGATCGAGTGGTCAACCACACCGATGGTCTACAACTTCAAGGTCTTGGCAATTCAAGTTCCGCAAATCAAGCGTGATGCGCTCGACCAGTGCGGAATTGCTCACTTTACAATATGATTGTTTGAGTTGGTACTTCGGTGCCGACTTAACCTATCACCAACTCTGAGGATATATATCATGGTAAAGGCAGTCGTCGTGCGCGGCTCATTCTGGAAGAAGGACAGTGAAGGCAACAATATTGAAGTCCGTCCTGGAATGGGTAAGGATTCCGAAGTCGAAGTCACAGAAAATCAGTTAAACGCTCTTGCTGGCGTTTTAGTCGCGGCTGACAAAGCCGAAGCTGAGATCAAAATGGCGGCATCTGAAAGCATGGCGGGTGCCACATCACCAGCACAGGCTGTTGCACCGCCAGGGCCTCCAAAAACAAGTGTCGCAGGTGCTCCGGCGCAATCACCGGCAGGTGCAGGTGCGCGTCGAGTGCGTGGGGAGTAACGCATTTAGCCTTACGGCTAAACACGTATAAATTTAGAGGGTCTATACGTGCCGACGACACCCGCCAGACTGAAACAAATTACTGGGGCTGAGGACGCCGACAGCGAATTGCAAATATTTTGCGATCTTGCAATCGCTGTAGCTACAGAGAATCTGAGCCCCAAATGGGGTTCAGGTTCTTTTGCTATTTTGGATATTGTAGAGAATTTTATTGCTGCTCATTTTTGGGTTCTATCTGTCGAGCGCGGTGGTATAACCTTTGCCAAAAGCGGGCTCTCTGAAGAACGCTATAAAAGCTACGGCTATGATGTGTATGGATTCATGTCTACGCGGTTTGGCCAACAGGCGTGCGCGTTAGACATCACGGGGTTGCTTGCCCAGGCGTCACAGAAGCAGCCCTTGCGCTTCTTCTTGGAAAGCTACTCTGCACCGCGTATGCTAAACGTGCCACTGCCAATTCGGAATGCGCTCGGGGGTCCATAATGAAATGGCTTCCTGGAACGCGTCTACAACACTATCCGCACCAAGCGACTTACTGGGCACATCGTCAACCGGATGGCTACGGCGCTGAAGCTTGGGTTGCGCCTGAAATCATTCGATGTCGTTGGGAGCTGAACACAACTGAGCGTAGCTCAAACACGTTTGGAAGTGCTGCGGGTAACTCTCAAGTAAACGTCGCGGACTCTATCGTTTACGTTCAAAAACTTCTTCTACAAGGTGGGTATCTGTTTTTTGGTGTCACAACGCTTTCTGATCCAGCCAGTGACTCAAGCTGCTTTATTATTCGCACAGTGACAGGGGTTCCATCCCTGCGAGGCCAGTTCTCTGAATACGCGGCGAGGCTCTAATGGCACCACGTTATGGAAATGTAAAAGTTGGTGGTGGCGTAGGCTATGGCAACAAAGGATTCTTGAACCTCAAGACTGGACAATCTCGTTCGCGCACAGGTCAGTTCACTGGTGGGGGAACAGAACGTGCTGGTGTGAAAAGTTGGAACTGGCGTGCATCCGCAGAGCAATACAGAAACCAAAGTTTAACTGGACAAACTCAACAGCTACTTGGAGAAATTCAAGCTTGGGCAAACCATGTTCAAGTAGAAAGCAAAGTTGCGCTTAAAAACGCTTTGATTCCAGCTTTTGAAAAATCTCAATATTACTGTCCAAAAAGTCCAAGTGGTTCGCGTGGAACACCAATTCGTCTTGTAGAAAGTGGAAAGCTTACAGTAACCAAAGAAACTGGTGGTAAGATTACAGCAAAAATCACTTATGGGTTTGCTGGTAATCCTTTCTACGCTGCCTATGTGCATGAGATCTTGACCTATCGCCACGATCCGCCGACACGTGCCAAGTTCCTTGAGCAGGCGCTGAAAGAGCATATGGACCAAATCAAAGACGATCTTGGTAGCGGCATGAAACAGGCTATGGGAGCGAAGTAGTGCCGGTATACGCTACCCCAAGCGAAGGCATCAAAGACATCTTGGTCGCAGCAGGTGTAGGTGTGTTCCATGCTGACTACCCTACGAATGCGTGGCCACAAGGTGTGTGGGCTATTGGGATATCTCGTATGATGGCGTTACCGCATCGGATGATTGCTATTTACGACACAGGGGGTCTTGCCCCAGAACCTGGACTAGATATCGACTATCCTACCGTTCAAATTTTGGTTCGGGCGGAATCCAACGGCTACAAGACCGCGTACTCAAAGTGTCGAGAAATTAAAGACCTGTTGCTCGGAAGAAACAGTGAGGTACGTGGCGGCGACACGTGGGCTTCCGTCACCATGACCAGTGATATACTCCACTTAGGATACGACACAGCGGCAGAGCGCCCAGAATTCTCAATGAACTTCCAGCTAATCATCCACCAGGGTGATCTGACTGCCTCACAACGTAAGGACAGCGGCCTTTGATGTGAGGTTCTAAATGTGCAGTCACCTGAGCAAGGGCTTGCTCAGATTTCAAAGGGGTAACCATCGATGCCAGCTAAGTCAGTTCTGATTTCTGCCCTCGGGGCGAGCACCTTCCGCAAGTTGAGCGGCAACACTGCCGATTTTATGGTACAGGCAGATATGGTGGATGACACCATCTACGGCCATGCCTACAAATCTATGCAGCCTGACATTCTCAATTGGGAACTTTCAGCCAACGCTGTCTACAAAGGCTACGCGGGCTACCAAGCCAAGATCATGAAGACCGGACCCGGTATTGTCTTCACTGATGAACCAGCAGCTTTGGTCTCAGGTCAGATCTACGAAATCACTGACACTACCAAACGAATTATTGATCAAGCGACCGCGCCTGTCGTTAAAGCTGGAGGTGTCGATCAGACTGCGAACGTTGAAAAGATCGATTATCTTTTTGGGCGAATCATTTTCAAGTCAACGTACACCGTGTCAGGTGCCGTTACGATCACTGGCAAGTACCTGCCAAATGCGCAGGTGTGTTCGATGAACAAGTATTCGCTGTCGCAGCAGGCTGATGCGGTCGACTCCACCGATCTCTGCATTGCGCAGTCGAACCAAGGCTTTCGACAGTATCAGCCAGGGCTCAAGACCGTCTCGCTTGAATTGACAGGCTTTTACAAGCTGACCTCCACGTTTCTTGATGAGCTGAAGGCACGCGAACGCTTTATCATCGAACTAAACCCAGACGGCCTAGGTCACTCGACGTGTCGTGGCTTCTTTATTGTTAAGTCCGACAAGCAGTCAGGTAAAGTTGGCTCAATCGAAGAAGAAAACGTTTCCATGGATCTGTGGGCACCGGATGGTGATCTTCTACAGGCACCATTCTCCTGGGTGCACAAACCTGAAAGCATCCTGAACCTAGGCGTACGAACGTTGCTTGACGCCTGGATCAACGAAGTTCTGGTTGATGCGCGCTATCTGGAAGATGGCGTTTCTGGCAAACAGGGTTCGGCCGTTGTCACCAACATGTCTTTGGCCGGTGGGCTCGGGGCATTGAACGAATTCTCTGTGCAGCTCAAAGGTTCGGGTGCTTATACGAACGTCTGACACTTGCCTGTCAGCATCGTCTTAGTGCTAGAGATCATAGGCTACGCGGAGCTAAAGGGGGCACTGCGTAGTTTCTTTTCCTTTCGATGGGAGTACACCATGACTAGCCAGACACTTCAGAATGCGGCATCGGTAGCAGCTGGAACGCAACATCCGCACGATAATGGCACTGGGGGTGCGCCTGTTGTGCCAATGGCAAATGTCGGCTCGACTCCGACTATGCCAATGGATGCTCGGGCGTTGAAGTCGATCATCTTCGCGGCTCAGAACAAGAAGTTTCGTTCGAAAAAAGTCGACTTCTTTGGCGCAACAATCGAAATTCGTCAGCCGTCTCTCGTCAAGATGTTGAGCCTGAAGATCGATGAGGACGACAAACGTGCAGCGGGCACGTTTATTCTTATGAATTACGCCTATGCGCCAGACACGGGCGAGCAGCTGTTTCAGGACGTGGATCAAGATTCGTTGTGCTCGATGCCCTACGGCGAATCTTTCGCGCGCGTTATGGAGGCTTTCCAGGAAGTTACTGGCACGACAATCAAGGAAGCGCAAAAAAACTAGAAAAGGATCAACTCAAGTTTCAAATTTTCATCGTAGCAGAAATGCTCGGAAAGTTTGCACACGAGGTCATCGAAGAGATGTCCTATGAAGAGTTGGTCCATTGGGTGGCTTACATAAACATAACGAACAAGCTGCAAGAAGCTGCAATGCGTCGGAAATGATACGAGGCGTTGGTGTGAAAACACTGACGCCTTGTTGTTAGAGGGGCCTGAAAATGACTCAGACAATCGCAGATCTCACAGCCTCAATTAAGGTTGCGATAGATGGCCTGTCGAATTTTGGGCAGCTGAAATCTGAACTTGTCACTATAACGAATTTGCATAAAGAACTCAACAACACCATCCAGAATGCTAAAGGTGTTGCAAACAAAAATCTGGCTGCCTCTGCTATATCAGATCAAGCATCAAGTCTTGCAGCCTTGGTGCGTCAGCAACAGCTTTATGTCAGTTCGCTCTCACGTTCGGGCGCAGGCCCTGAAGTCATTACTGCAGCTGTTAATGATCTTCAAAGTAAGCTGCGACAGTCTATTGATTTAATGAAATCGTTGTCTTCGGCGTTGAGTGGGCGTTCTTCGAGCGGACTTGACGATGTTCGTAAACAAGCTGAAGATTTCAACAAAACCATCTTGGCCGCAGTTAAGCATACACAAGAACTTTACGATAAAGTTAAGTCTGCGCCTACTGTAACAACACAGAAGTCAAACGGTGTACCTGTTTGGCAAACACCTCCTGGCGAAAAATTCAGCCAACAACTTGGTGTAACTGCAACACATACAGATGCGCGTGCTAATACAGTCAGTACTGACGTTTTAAAACTCCACAAACAAATGATGGAGCAAATAAACAATCTTGCAAATCTTCGAAAAACTATAGAACTTGATGTCAATGGTGTTTATAGAATTCAAGCTGATCATTTGAAGAAGTTAATTGAACTGCAAGAACAACTTGGAAGAGTGAAATCAGACTCTCAAAAGCAACTGGAGTATTCTAAAAACGCTACTGCGGTCGATAAAGCACGTACAGATCAGGTAGCAGCACTGCGTAAAGAAACCTCTGCGTTGATTCAAGTCCAACAGCAGCAACAGCAGCAGGTAAAACCTACATCTGTTCCTAGTGTGGCTCCCAAGACTAGTAAGGATAAGTTTGAGCAAAATTTGGACATCGCTTATCTAAGTGTGGCTAACTTAAAAAATGCTCGCGATGGGCTAAACTTCTTTGTACGTGAAATTGTAGGAGTTGGAAAAACTATCGAACGTGAATTTAAAGGTATACAAAAAGAAATAATAGGTGCCGGAAACGCTTTTACAGACACTGGTCAAAAATCTAGCAATCGCGCCAAACAAATGGCTGCGGATCAAAAAGCTGTGGGTGATGCTTCCGGTCAAGCGCGACAACGGATAGTTGAAGATCAGCAAAAGATAAGTGAGGCGCAGCAAAATGCTCGTCGTCAGCAGCAAAATCAGCAATTGCAAACACAAGCCACCCCGCGTGTTCAGACTCAATCGTTTCAACAGAGTTTGGAAGACGCCAAGAATGCGCTTGGCGGTTTCGGTGGGTTCACTCAAGATGTCTTCACTGCCCTTTCAGGTGGGGCAAACATTATGCTTGGCGTCGTGTCAGGCGTTTTTCGTAAGGTGAAGGAATTCTACACCAGCACTGTGTCTAACGAACGGACGCTAGGCCCCATTAGAGAACTGTTTGTGAATCTCAGCAAATTCAACGGAGAGAATGCTCAGCTAAACTTTGACACACAGCTAGCGACGATGGCCAAGTATGGTTTGGCTATTGATTCGTTGTCTATTCCACTGGCGCGTTTGAAGATTGCGACTCAGAACACGACTTTGGGTGGTGAACGCTTCAAGTCGTTCATGGAGGATTTTGCATCTGTGGGTGCCAAGTTCGCAATGCCACAAGAAAGCATTGCAGGTATGGCCAAAGCTTTCGAGCAGATGATCTCGAAGGGTACTGTGCAGGCCGAAGAATTCAGACAGCAGCTCGGTGACCGTTTGCCGGGTGCGTTGAAAGTTGGTCTTGAGACATGGCGTGAAATGACGGGAAAGGTTGAGGGTAAAGGAGGCTCCGCGCTCGACTTCTTCACTGCGATGAAGAACAAACAAATCGAGAGCACACGATTCATCGAAATCTTCATGCTCAAATTGAAGGAGATGTATGGGATCACAAATGATCCTCCAAAAAACTTGAACGCGTCATTTGGTATGTTGAACGCTAACGTTTCTATTGCATTGGAAAAGATAGACCAAGCTTCTTACTCTACACAAAAATTTCGTACAGTGCTGGATGCCTTATCCAGCGCGCTGAAAGTTGTGCAGGAGAATGCGCGCCTGTTTGGTGGTGGTGTTCTCTTAGCAGAATTCAGTCTGATTGCTGGAGCCTTCGCACTTATAACAGGTTCAGCCGGTGGAGCACTACTGAAATACTTTAACGTAGCACTTCCAGCAGCTACCGTAACAGCTGACAGAGCAATTAAAGCCACGACATCGGCGCTTGTGGCGGTTGGGCAGACTTCTAGGGTTGCTGGGGCAGCCATGACTGTAGTCGCACCCTTTGCAGGTGTGCTTGCGCTTGCATTAGGTCGTCTTGGTACAGGTTTTGAATACCTATTAAGGACCTTACGATTCGTTGGTCCTGCATTGGCTGCAGCATTCTCACTTCCAACAGTGGTAAAAAAGATTTCCGATTATTTTACGAAACCTGCAGATGACGCTCAGAAAACTGGTCAGGCTTTTGTCTTGAACCTAGACAAAACTATTGGTGATGGTCTGGCTAATGCTAAGGGATTATCTGAAAGCTTAACTGCATACATTGTAGCGAACAAAGCTGCTGTAAAAACAAACAAACTGTTAACTCTTGATTTTGACATCGGAGCAGCGACGACGACTGCTATAGATGGCATCTTTGATAAACTAAGCCAAGGTGCAGCAAAACGTTCTGGCGTTGAAAGTCTAGTTAAGGACCAGAAAGATGAGATAAAGAAGCTAGTTTCTGCGGCTTACGAAGGTAACACAGATTTAGTTGCTGCTGATAAGCAATTGAAAACTTCTTTAGAAGAACTACGCCAAAACTTTATGGCAAGGTATTTAAACTCTATTAAAACTGAACAAGATAGCGCACAAAGATTGTTTAAAGACTATAGATCTAAGTACCTAGCAGAGGAACTAAAAGTTGGGTTCGACAGGATCGCTTTGTTGAAAAAGCAATCCGCTGAAGCTACAAGAATTCAAAAAGAGAATAACGAAGGAGTTAAAAACCTAGCGCCTCCTGTACAAGATCTTGGAGTGTTTGCTACAGCTATTCGCAATGCTAGTAGATTCTATGATGAACACAAACAGAAGATAGACGCTCTGGTTACAGCGTATGGCGGATTCGTTGCTATTCGCTGGATAGGTATGGTTGCAGGTCTTGGAGATATTGCTGCTGGACTCACCACTGTAGCTCGTTCGGCTGTAGTTGCCAAAGCAGGTATTGTAGCTGCGACAATAGCGTTGGCAGCTTTCTTGGCGTCTGGTCCATCGAAAGCTGATCAAGCCACTAGCGGCATGTCCATCCTGCGCAAAGAGGTCGAGGAACTTCAGCGTGCGATGCAAGCTGGGCCTCTTGATGCTGCACAGCAAGCTGGTGCTGCTAACACTATCAAGTCTGTAAATAGTTACCTGAATGCTTTTAGAGAAGAACAAACAAAACTTCGTCAAGCAGAAGAAGACGCTATCATTGCAAAGCGTGAATTTGACAGACGTTATGCTGGTAGCAATGATGTAAGCATAACATTTTCGCAAACACAAAACACCATCAATAAGAATTTCCAAGAAACTGCTGAAAAAGCAGCTGCTGGAAAAGCTAACATTGAATTTTTAGAAGGTACGTTGAAACTACTTTCAACGGCTTTGCAAAATGGTGCTATTGACGCTAAAGGACTAAGCGTTGAAATACAAAATCTTCTAAATATTTCAGGTGGTGCTTCTGCTCCCGGTGCGCCTAAAGTTCTTGATGCCATTGGTCCTGAGATTGCGCGTGTCCGTAGGGAAGTTGAACAGATTAAAAAAGAAGGCTACAAAGCATACGAACAGCTGCAAGTACAAAAACAGCTTGCCGAAAAATACGGCACAGGTGAAAGTAACAGCATTGTAAAAGCTACTGATGCAGAAATAAAAGAACTAGCTCGTCTTACAAGAGCTAGAGAAGATGCGTTGAAAGCGTCACGAAAGCCCCCCAAAAAAGATGGAATGACTTCTGAAAGAGCAGACCAGATCCTGACACAGGTTGACTCTCTGACAAACAACGAAGGAGCAAAACAAGCACGTCTTTTGCGTCAGAACGAAAAGCTTATGCAGGAAGCTGCTGCAGCCATGAAGTTCTATGGCTACAGTTCGAAAGATACGGCCAAAAACTTGCAAGAACTAAACATAGCGCTACAGTTACAAGCGCAAGGAATAAATCTAGCCAGTCTGCAAATGCAGCCTCTGCAAGCTATGCAGCGTGGCTTCGAAGGCTTTATCGATTCTTTCGCGGATGCGCTCAGCAAGGGCACGCTGAATGCCAAGTCGTTTGGTGAGATGTTCCGCAACATGGCGCAGTCGATTGTCAAAGACATTGTCGCAATGTCTCTGAAATCCGCGTTGTTGAAACCATTCATGACGATGCTTGGCGGTGGCAACGCCGCAGCTGGTGGAGGGGGTAACCCGTTTGCGTTCCTCGGGAACCTGTTCGGGGGTGCGACACAGAATGCCAAGGGGGATGTGTTTGGCTCTAAAGCCTATTTCCTAGGCAACGGAAAAATGAATTCTTTAGCCGAAAGTGGTCCTGAAGCCGTTATGCCATTGCGTCGAGGTCCTAACGGCGCGCTCGGCGTGCAGGTGCACGGCGAGACCCAAAAGGTGGCACCGCAATACAACATTACGTTTCACGTCTCTACCCCTAACGCGGAAAGCTTCAGGAAATCAGAGGCTCAGATGGGTGCCATGTTGAGGCGGACGGTCGGACGTGGTAGCCGGAACGAATAGGCCACAGATTGGGGTAATGCGGGGTGACATCATTCCTAGAACAGCAATTCCCATGCGGGATCTCTGCGGGTTCAGTAAGCGCACCTGAACGCCGTACTGACATTGCTATCAACGGTGGTGGTTTCGAGGAACGTAACGCTCGGTGGGCCAACTCACGCAGGCGTTACGACGCCAGCTTTGGTATCAAGACTTTAGATCAATTACACGAAGTCATCAACTTGTTCGAAGAAGTTCGTGGTCGATTGATTGGTTTTCGGTGGAAGGATTACACCGACTACAAATCCTGTAAACCTTCAGCTACTATCTCTAACGCCGACCAAACTATTGGTGTTGGTGATGGTACTCAACGTGCCTTTCGTTTGATAAAGACGTATGGAACTATCAATAAATGGACACGATATATCACAAAGCCGGTTGAAAATACTGTACAGATAGCCGTTAACGGAATACTTCAAACGCTTGCCCCTATTGGTACACTTGGAACTGTAAATGTAGATTACAAGACAGGAATTATTCTATTTGACGTAGCCCCACTTGCTGGGCAAATAATAACTGCAGGCTTTGAATTTGATGTTCCTGTACGGTTCGACACAGACACTTTGTCTTTGAGTACCACAGCCGGTAAACTTGGCGAAATTCAAAACATAAACATCGTAGAAATTCGTCTGCGTTTGGCGTCGCTTCCGTTTGACGGATCGCAGCTTGTGCAGGAGAATGGTTTCGCGTTGTTGCAAGAAAATGGCAGTCGATTGCTTGTGTAAACGATCTGTGGACTGCGACTGTAAAAGTGTGGAGTGGAACCTATGGTTGATCGTACAATAAGCGCCCTTGATCCCGCTACAGCTCTTACAGGGGCTGAGCTTATAGTTGTGGTACAAGGTGGTGTTACAAAGAGAACTACTGTCACAGATTTCGCCGGGGCTCTTGGCTCTAGCACTCTGAAGGTTGGAACGACTGCTTATGCAGGCATAGGTATTGCAGGGTATGGTGGCACAACCTTTGTCGTAGCGCCTAATGGCGTTACTGGACGTTTCGCGATCTCTGATACATCTTTAGAGTTGCACTCTGACAATATTGTACGTGGCAGAGTCGTCACAAAAACTGTCACAATCTCTAACAGCGCGCCTGCAACTTTTTCAGCAGCCGCGCACGGTATTCCAATAGGTTCAGAAATTGCCTTTACTACAACAGGTGTGCTTCCGGCACCTCTTACTGCAAATACTGTTTATTACGTCGGAAACAGCAGTTATACGGCAAACTCTTTTAGAGTTTCTACGACTTATGCCGGATCGCCGTTGACAACGACATCTGTTGGTTCCGGTGTACACACGGCAAAAGCTTTAACACAAACCCCAGGTATTACATTTAAGGTTCCAGATTACAACAATGCTTATACTGGGTTTGATCACGCGCTGATGAACGCTGGTGTGTCTGAGAGTATTGGTCCTTACCCTTATACATTTCAATTTCAAGGGGGCTTGGCTGGTGGCGCTGGCACTCCTGGCATTGGCTGGTTGGTGTTGACTACAAATACAGTAGGCGTAGCGATCCCACGTATTCATACCACAGGCGGAGATGACAACACGTCCGTTGGTATTGGTGTGTTTGGTGCGTCGTCGGAAGTACAAGGTACATTTATGCAGCTACATGCTGACTCTGGTGGTAAAGGGGCACATACGCACTACACTACAGGGTCTACAGGTAATAGTGGAACTGATGGAGCATCCGTAGGTGTATGGACTTCAAACCAACTACGAATTTGGAACTATGAGAACACTCCTGTCATTATAGGTGCGAACAATCAAGAAATTATCAAAATAGAAAGTGGTGTTGCACCATACCTAAATATTGCACCCAATGGAGAGTTTCGTGTCAATAACCAAAAAATCATAGGTATTCGTGGTGCGTCTATTCCAAACGCGACAGGCGGCACTACGATTGACACGCAAGCACGTGCTGCGATTAATGCTTTACTCACACGTCTTCGAGCGACTACAGGTCACGGTCTCATCGACGACTAAACTACGGAGGCTACCCATGGCAGACACCCAATTCCAAGTAGACCCTAACGACCTTATCCAAGTGTTAGAAGGAAACTTGACCAGCGCCACCAATCGCAATTTGATGTTGAGCGCCGCGCTGCTCAAATCACAACGCGTTAACAACGAGCAAGCCCTTGAAATAGCTCGCTTGAAGAAGGAGCTTGAATCGCGTCCTGTAACATCTTCAGTGCCTCATCAAACCGCCGCTGAATATGTTGCACAAGCTGAACCTCTTACTTTACCTGTAGAATTGCCAGTCCACGAACCCTTGAACTGATAACTGGGTTCAGCTCATGCGCGAAATACCGATCTCTTTACAAGACCACTTGAACACTGGCGCAACAACGTTGTGCTGGTGTTGGAAGATTTTGCGTACAGACGGTAAGGTTTTAGGATTCACTGACCACGACAATGAAATCTCCTTCGAGAACACTGTGTTCGAACCAGAGACTGGCGCTACGGCGTCTGAACTGCACGAAGAAGCTGGAATGAGTGTCGACAACGCTGATCTTTCAGGTGTGTTGAAATCGGATGCCATTACAGAACAAGACATAAGGCTTGGGCTTTATGACAACGCAGAGGTCTATGTTTACCGTGTAAATTGGGCAGAATCTGCTCAACGAATTTTGTACAAGAAAGGTTCAATTGGGCAAGTGAAGCGTTCGTTAAACTATTTCACTGCAGAGTTTAGAGGTATACCACATAAAGCTCAGCAGCAACGTGGTCGTATTTACCAGTACGATTGTGATGCCAATCTAGGCGACTCTCGATGTGGTGTGTCACTTGTAGGTTTGTCACACGCGTTTACAGTTACACGTATTGTAGATTCTATCACATTTGTGTGTAGATTTGATTCATTCTTGGAAGGTTTACATAATTTATCTGATTACTTCAGCCGTGGTTTAATTTCATGGACTACAGGTGCGAACGCCAATAGTAAAGTAGAAATCTATGTCCATACGCTGAGCACCGATCCCATAGATGAAGAAGGTGATTTTTATATTCGATTGTGGGAACCAATATACGCCAGTGTTAGTGTTAGTGAAAAAGGAATCGCTCAGGTAGGATGTAATAAGGCTGCAACAACTTGTAAAAATAAATTTAACAATGTAATAAACTTTAGAGGCTTTCCTACAATTCCTGGCACGGATCTTATGGTGCGTTACGCTCGAAAAGGTGAAAATAACACTGCCGCACCACTTACAGATACTTTCGGTGAATCACAAACGAACAATGAACCTACTGGAACTGGTGGTGGTGGCGAAGCTTAGAGGTTGAAATGAAAAATCTTAGTACAGAAGTCGTTGCTGCCAATTCAACACGCACCGTAACTAACGCGGAACGTGAACATATAGTTCAACTGACGCGTGCCTGGATCGGAACTCCTTACCACCATCAAGCAGCACTTAAAGGTGTAGGCTGTGATTGCTTCGGGCTGATTCGTGGTGTCTGGGCTGAACTTTATGGTGCGCAGCCTCCTGAAAAGGCTCCCCCCTATACACGCGACTGGGCAGAGGCCACAGGCGAAGAACAAATGCTCGCCGCTGCCAAGCGATGGATGGTCGAACAGACGTTCCCGGCTTTTTCTGGGCACGGTACGCCAGTCGGCATGGCAGGCGATGTTGTTATTTTTCGACACACCGAGACTTCACCTGCTAAGCATTCTGCGATCCTTGCAGGCGGGGGTAGGATGATCCATGCAGTTGAGGGTCACAAGGTCTGTGAAGTATACCTTGGCTCATGGTGGCATAAGCGTCTGGCTGGCGTCTTCTCGTTTGTCAGCCCTAGCCTGATGGTCGTGGAAAGCTGAGCTAGATATGGCAACACTGGCCCTCGTAGCGCTAGCAAGTACCTTCGCGTCATCCGCTGCTGTAGGTACGGTCCTGGCTTCTGTGGCGCTAGCCGCCGCGTCGGTCGCAGGTAGCTACATTGATGGTAAGCTATTTGGTGCAAAACCATCTGATCAGACTGGCTCACCTAAGCTAGATTCTCTCAAAGTCACCAGCTCCACTGAGGGCATTGCGATCCCGCGTGTGTACGGCACAGTTCGTGTAGGTGCTGAAGTTATTTGGGCCACCGAGTTCGAGGAAGTTCCTGCGGGATCTGGTTCTGGTGGTAAGGGCGGGGGCGGTAGTTCTAGCGCTGGGCAGTCTTATGACTATTTTGGCAACTTTGCGCTTGCTCTTTGTGAGGGAGAAATCACGAGCGTCGACAAAATGTGGATCGACGGTAAAGAAACTGCATTGTCTGACTATACACACAGGATTTACTTAGGTAGTGAAACACAGCTACCTGACTCTTTAATCGAAACTAAAGAAGGTTCGGGTAACGCACCTGCTTATAGAGGTGTAGCTTACATCATCTTTGAGCGAATGCCTTTAGCAAAATATGGAAATAGAATTCCACAATGTAATTTTGAGATTACAAAAAAACCTACCGTCTTTTGGTCTGACGCTCCAACAGATAAATCTGTTATGGATAACAGAGCTATAGAACGTATCATAAAAAACATTATGGAAGATTATTCATTCAGCGAATTTAACATAGATCTTCCAGGAGAAGTTCAAGGCTATATACTAAACAACGTAGCCTCTTTGCGCGATTCTTTACAGCCACTACTAGCGGTTGGTCTGGCCGAAGTAATTGAAAGTGGCTCTGTTATAAAGTTTGTTGCGCGCAACAAAGTTGTACAACCTGTCATAATAGATCAACTTGAACTTCTTGATCCTAACGGTGCAGATTCTGCTCAAACATCTTCAACTGTAGACTCTGATGCTTACCAACCATTAATTACGCTTAATCGTTTACAAGAAACCGATCTTCCACTTTATCACGTCTTAAAATATCAAGATCGCGATAATGAATATTCCATTTCAACAGTCAGTTCATCACGTCAGCTAGTAAGGACTTCTCGAAAGGTTGAATCTAACTCACCCACAGTTCTTAGACGTTCTTACGCTCAGTCAGTTAGCGATTCGATCCTGGCGCAGTCTTGGATCGAGCGGGAGACTGCCGAGTTAACTTTGATGCCTTCGATGTTGAGAATCGAGCCAACCGATTTGGTTGGTGTTGGCGACTATATGAACACAGGCCGTATTATCACGTTGAAAGTCGTCTCGGTCGAAGAAGGCTTTGCGCGTCGTATTGCGGCAGTGAAATCGATTAACCAACCAACTAACAACATTTTCATAAGTTCAGACAGAAAGCCCATCCCTTCACAAGTTGCACCTGTCTACGGTCAAAGCAAGATATTCATCGTCAAGTCACCGCTGTTGGTTGACAGTGACATTGACGGTCAGAGTTACATCGCGTCGAATCAAACGCCCTGGCCGACAACTGTTTCTGTGTACAGCAGTGCTACGACAAGCGGCTACACACTCAAGAAGAACGTGACCCAACGCGCTTTTGTCGGGGCGATCCAGCCGGGAACTGTGTGGCAGAGAGGTGTCACTGGCATTTGGGATACGTCGACTAAGCTGGTTGTAAAAATGGCCAATGGTCAGCTGAGTTCCGCGACCGATTCCGCTGTACTATCGGGCACAAACACGGCCCTTGTTCAGAACTCAGCTGGCACTTGGGAGGTTATCCAGTTTGTCAACGCTACTCTTATTGCTGAAAACACTTATGAATTATCACGGTTCTTGCGTGCACAACGTGGGTCTGATTACGCACTCGATGTTAATGTCGCTAACTATTCTACTTTCGTTGTCTTCAACACTGCGCTTCAAGATTTTAACTTTACAGCTTCAGAGCTTGGTAATGTGTACAATTTAAGTTATGGACCAGCTGTTTACACTATAGGTCACCCAACATTTCAAAATGAGTCTTATACTGTTTCTAACGAGACAATGCGTTGCTACAGTCCAACGAATGTCAGGCTAGACCGCCTTGGTTCTTCATACATCATAAGCTGGAAGCGGCGTGCGCGCCGAGAAGGTGATACCTGGGATACAGTTGATCCGCCGTTAGGTGAAACCTTCGAGGAATACAGAGTCACGATTCGAAACAGCACTGGAGCAGTTGTCCGTACTGCAAACGTTACAGAGCAAAGATACATCTATACCATCACAAACTATATCAGCGACTTTGGCACTGATCAGATCGCTCCGCTGGATTTCGAAGTGGTTCAGGTGAACAACTACGGGGAGGGTCACCCTAAACGTGAGAAGCTTCCCCTGTTAAGTGTGGCTGCATAGACACGGCTCTTTTGTTGACCCTGTCTGGGTATGAGCGTAAGTTGACTGTTGCCGTTCGTACACCTGGGAGTGGGCTAACTCTCGTGCGTTCAGGCGAACAATGAAGGGGTATACCGCATGCTCTCTCGCCTTCGGCGTGGTGGCTCAGGTGCTGGCGCACCTGTCACTGCGAACGCCAATAATGCGCCACCGCCTACAGATCTGGCGGGTATGGAAGAAGAACTCCACCGTCTCACCGACGAAAAGACGTGGTCTGATTCGCACCTTCAACAGGTCATTTCACACAACGTTAAATCAGTAGCGTTCTGGGTCTTGCTGACCGGCACGCTCTGCTTCGCGTGTCTCAACTCATACTATGGCTTCTCATCGACACGGCTCGGGGAGAACGTCCTCGTTTCTGCTATCGCCATAGGCATTCTGTACTTCGCAATGGAGCTGACCATTCCGGTTTCGGCTCACATGTTGTCGTGGGGAGCTAAGGGCGAATCACGTTGGCTGGTCCGCATTGCCGGGGCTGTGGCATTCGGGCTTGGTGTGTCGTTTTCGCTGCTGATTCTCCAATCGAAATTCAGCACGGGGGCCGACACTACAGCAGCACGTTCAGAAGCGCGTGCAGCTGTGGCCAGTTCAGATCGCTCTGCCTTAGCCATCGCCCAGAAAAAAGTTTTGGATTTGACTTCAAGAGTCGGGGCAAAATCCGAAGGGCAGTTTCAATCTGAGATGGCTGCGCTGCTGTCCACAATGGTTACGAGGAAAGAAAATCTTGGTGACCGTACTGATGGCTGTCGAGGCCAACAGCGTTCGTCCAATGAGCGCGACCTTTGTCAGAAGTACAACGCGCTAAGCACTGGACGCGAAGAAGCTTCGGCTCTGGCTCAAGCTAACGCTGACGTGAACCGCCTGACCGGCAACATGATGAATTCCAATCGGTCAAGTGTCCGCACAGCAAACGCGCAGGATGTTGTTCTGGCTAAAATTCTCGGAACCACGCCTGAGACTGTGACCATGTTCAAAGCTTCGATCATTGCTGCTATCGCAGCGCTGATCATCCACATGTTGTGGGGCGCTCATGGATTTATGGTCAACGCTGCGATCAAAGACGAACGCAACGCGATGCTCGGTCGGGCGAAGTTAGAGCGTGCAGTCGGTCGGGCCAAGGAAGTCGCACAACGCTCCGTCTTGGAGACTGTTGCGCAATTCCAGTCGGCTCAATCTGGCATCGCTATAGCGCACACGCTAACCAATGCGCCATTGCGTGAGCAGCCGATGGCTATGCAGATTCACAAATACTTTACTGTGCGCACGAACATGGGTCCGGCATTTTCGCAGCAGCTCGGGCTCGTGCACGACGACTATGTGATGTGGTGTCGTGATAACCAGATCACGCACGCAACGGTCGACCGTTTCGGTGCGATGGTCAAAGAGATCGGTGTGTCAGCAAACATCACAGTCTCGCATGACGGTCGCGTTGTTGGTGCAGCTCTCCGTCAACGGTAATGTTTCACGTGAAACGCACGCTAAAAACATATCGGCTAATCGAGGGTGGGCTCTCAGCGCTCGCCCTCGGTCTGTTCGTTTGGGCGTTCGAACTCCATCAGCCTAACTCAATCGCCGGATGGTTTATTAGAGATTCTTATGAAAATGTAATGTTTCCACAAACCAATAAGCGTTGGGATCATATCATCATCACCGACAAGGATATTGATGTAGTGGTTCGAACCGTTATTGGTGAAGCCGCTCGCGAACCAGAAGCTGGTCAAGCTGCAGTTGTATGGGTGATTATCAATCGCGCACGAAAGAATGTAAAATGGTATGGCGGGAACCAACTCGCCAATGTGTCAATGCACAAATCTACTAGAACTCTAGCGAATGGAAGAAAAATAACCACGTGGCAATTCGAGCCTTGGATGTCCAGGGCAGAATATCTGTGGGAAATACCAACTACTTCTGAACGATACAGAAACATAGAAAAAATGGTCTTGGCGTGTCTCGCAGGAGACATTCAAGACCCGACTGATGGTGCTACTCACTTCTTGGAGCCAAACATCGTGATGGCCAGGACTGGGGGCACCCTTCCTACGTGGGCTCAAGGGCAAGGGAAAAGGATAGGAAATCATGTCTTCTTCAAGCACGGCTAAAGCAGTTGGTTGGCTTGCAACCATCGTCAAGTACGCTCGGGCTGGGTTCAGCCTACTGAAATTGGGCTCGTCTCCTATCACGGCGACAGCACAAGGATTTCTCGCAACAGCACGCTGGTTCGTCTACACAACGGCCGGACGTGTCGTGTTGGTTCTGATCATAGGCACCGGCATCTACGCGTTGGCCAATCAACACTTCACAGCGCGTGAACGCGCACAGCAAAAATCGCGCGTCGAGACACGAAACATCGAAACCATCGACAAGGTGGGGAAGATCAACGCTGAGACTGCGGCTGAGCAGAAGATCACAACCCATGTCGTCAAGACACTGGACAAGATCCTGTCTATTGTCATCAGCGGCATCTGGCGCACTGAGAAACCCGATCCTGTCGAGTCTGAGACGATCGATCTAATCAACGAAGTCCGTGGCACCAAAGGGAAACCGAGTGGAACGCCGTCACAGTGACGTGCGCTACTCAAGCAAATTTTAAGGGGAACTGTCATGACGAAACTTCGCACTGTGGCTTTGATCACAACCGTCGCGTTCGGCGTCAGCGCTTGCGAGAAGAATAATCTTCTCCCGACAAGCTTCATGCCGACTGCGCCAAATGAATGCGCTCAGGTTATGGATTTCCACGTTCCTGAATTGCCGAAAGGCAAGACGACTGACGCCCAGGTCGCTGTCTGGCTGGCCAAGGATTCCGTCGAACGCCAACAGGAACACGCAATCGCGCAAGTCTGCGCCAAACATGCGCTCAAAACGGCGGGGGCACTCAAAGAGAAAGAGGTTCCGGCCAAGGCCCAGCATGGCGTCGTAGCCGCACCTGCATCCGCCGTTGCGCAAGCATCTGGTTCCAGACCAGGGCGAAGGCAGAAAGCCGACACCCAAGAGACGCCCAGCGCGGCTCACTGAACCCCGGCCTATACCTGCTGACTTAACTCTGGTTGGCTAGGATCGAACCACTAGGCCGGTTGATGAAGGCTGTCGCTCCCCCACCTCCCCTTAGCGACAGCCTTCTGACCCTTTCTAACACTTACTCTTTAGCACCCTTAGAACTGGTCTTTCGGAGGCCAGGGAATATTGGCAGCGTTTGGCGCTAGCGGGTGCGACAAATTCGAATTGACCACTGCGTTCTGGAATGCTTGCTGCACTGCCGATTGAACTGCTACCCACATAGGCTTGCCCAGTGACTGGCCAACAACAGAGCCCGTCGTGATCATGGTTTGCTGTTGCAGATTCACGATTGCGTTCAGCGTCAAGTTGGTGACGGCCTGTAAGACGACACTCGGCAAGCTGACTGCGATGAATCTGTCGACTGCGTTCTTCAGCACATCAGGGTTGTCGGCCATATGTTTCTCGATAGCCGCGACGTACATGTTGGTGAACTCAAAACGGTTAGCCATCTCGATAACGATTCTATTCAACATGTCTCCTGCGTTTTGTGTGCTGGTGACATGTTTGCCTATGTGTTCTTGTAGTTCGTGGTCGATGTAGGCTTTTATGTTATCGTGTAAAGCATCGCTAAGCGGGTTTGGTTCGCCAAAAGATCTTATTGGTGCTGTTGTGCTTTGTGTCATATGCGATCTTTATTTTGTGTTTTCGGTTTCAATTCTCGGGAAGATATTTGGCATGAGAACTGCCAACACCTGATGGCACTTCATAGCTACATCAATGTGCTCCAGTTGCGAACCTGACTTGGCCAAGGCCCGAACTTCGCAGTAGTGATACCAGCTTCGAACGTTTCCGGTCATGTAGATCGTCGACAGTGTCAGGCCCTCCGGCAGCACGACGCGGGCGCATTCCTTGGCAAAGCCTTTTGATATCGCCCACTCGTATTCTTCACGCGCTACTTCGACGACGCGGTTCTGTCGGAGAATCCATTCAGCGTTCAATGCTGCGAATTCCTCGGTGCTTGGCAATGGGATCGAATTCTGCCGGTTCTTGTCATCTTGCAGTCGACCAATCTTACCAGGGTGAAATGACTGGACGAGCCCATAACGCTGCGAGAACTCCTGAAACACAAACGATCTGTGTCGCAAGATCTGGTGTGAGATATCTCGGGTTGTCTTTATTTCGAGCGTCACGTTTGCCGTTTCAAAGGGTGACCAGTGCCGGTTCTTAATGAGATAGTTAATCAGGCGCTGACCGCCGACCTGAGCTTCTTGAGACGCCGGGTTAGATACCCGAGCTACATAGACGATCAGATCTTCAAGAGACTTAGCGCCTACAATGCTGTAATCTGACGCTGAGATGAGTCGGACAGTTGTGGTCATGGTTCAGGTTCCTAATCCAACTATGCTTTTCAGTCGCTGGCCAAGCGGTGAACGTTGTGCCGCGCGCCCAGGGTAAAAATCTTCGTCTTCCATCATTCCAGGGTCTGTGTTTGGCAGAGGTGGCCGATACGCGGGTGTGTTTGGTTCTGGTAGACGTATTCCGTTGGACGTGCTCTCAGATGCGTACCTCTTTGCCATTACGCTAGGGTCTTCATGGAAGCTTCTTCTTAACTCTACAACAAACCAGTCTTGAACTTCTTTGAGTGTTGTAAAAGCTTTAGAGCCTTTTTCACTGTTAACGACATACCCACCCATATCCAACTGTTCGACGGTGAAGCCCATTTTAAGGTGTGTGCTTGTCATGTGTGTTTGTTGTTCGCTCATAGCTTTGTCCCTTTTGAGTGGATGACGTGTTGTCTCCTACAGTAAGCGCAAAAGCTAACAGAAGACATACTGCTATTAGGAATATTAGTCCAGCTATACCGAGCATTTTTTCCAGCGGCATTTACTGTTCCCCACAGTTTTTAGTTATTCCAGTTCTTCTTCGAACTCACTCAGATCTACAACTTCTGTCGGCTTCTCAGTTTTCCACCAGTCTTTACCCTTCTTCGCGTCTGAAGTGAAGGTGAGTGCGGTGATACCTTTGTCGACCGGGACGCGTTCCATGATGGGCTGAACGATCTTGCGTAATGCGTCGATGGCTCGATCGTCATCATCGCACTCGAACAGGTTATCGTCGTGGACGATGTTGACCTGGAAAGCGTTACCTGGGAGCCGACCCCCGCGCCGCTGTTTTTCCCTATCAATCTCGATGGCCGACATCAATGTGAAGTCAGAGCACATCGACTGGTGCGGGAAGTTGCCTGCTTGGTTGGCCTGTGAATGCAGGTTGGATGGCGTTGTAACATAGAACCTACGCTCACGCCCGAAGACTGTGGAGAGCCGACCTATTGTAGGTGCTTTACGACATTCTTCCATGAATGCCTTGGCTTTCGGAAACAGCTTAAACCAGCCATCGATTAGCAGGTGCGCTTCCGCAAAGGAGATCCCAAGCCTGTTCATAAGTGTTCGTTCAGTCGCTCCGTAGACAATTCCAAAGTTGATTGTTTTAGCGTTACGCCTCAATTCAGCATACAGGGGGTTTTCATACTTCTTACCATGCTCGTCGGTCAGCTCTGGCAGCAGATCCGTGAACCGTTTTCCGTAGGCTTTTGCCGCAACAACTGCGTGCATGTCGACGCCGATCTTGAAGATGTCTATCAAAGCTTGATCACCACTCAACACAGCCAGCGACCGCAGCTCTGCCTGAGAGTAATCGAATGAAACAAACACGCGACCTTCTGGTGCACAGAAGTGCTTCCGTACGATTTCTTTTTTGGGGATATTCTGTAGGTTTGGTTTTGTACTCGACAGACGACCCGTTACTGTTCCGTGCAACAAATAAGAACAGTGGACACGATCACCGAATTTCTTGTAGCTGGTGATGTAAGTGCTTAGTTGTTTGGTCTTCTTCTTGTATTCTAACAGTGACGAAACTAGAGGGTTTGCCTTATGCTTTTCGAGTGTTTCCTTTTTAGTGTCTGGAAGCTCCAGGTTCCATTGACGCTTGAGCGTAGCCAGAATGTCGTCTCTGGAGTTCGGGTTGAAACTTTTATCCCGCAACAAGCTACGCATCGTGGCTACGAGGGGTTTGATCTCCGCTTCCAGTTCGGCTTCGCTTTCAAGCAAGACCCTCTTGTCGATAGGCATTCCAGCCAGTTCGATGTTGCCCAAAGTATTAGCGGCCGGGATCAACAGATCCCGGTATGCACTCTGAAGGTTGAGTCTCCGGTCACGCTGGGAGTTCGACTTAATCCCATACATGGTTGGGAAAACATCCTCGTGAAGTTTGCGAAATAGCAGTGCAGTGTGCACGACATCCCGAGCCAGATAGTCGTAGAGAACAGGTTTAGGGACATCACCGTAACTGCGCTTCTTCACGCCTTTGCCAACATATTCTTCAAGCATGTTCTTGTAATTCGGAATACCAAGGTGGTCAGAGATACACTGCTCTAGTGAATGCCGACCACCGTTCTCGTCCAAGGTATAAGACAAAAGTAGCGTATCTTGGTGTACTTCGGCTGCTACACCTAGTGATTTCAAAAACGATGAATCGAACTTACCATTGTGCCAAACCCATTCAAGATAATCTTTATAGGTGTCTTCTTGTGATTTAGCATATTCAAATAGATATCTTAAGATAGCTCCATTCTGTCGACCGTCTACGACATAGACCATGTTGTGCCCGAATGGATCGACTTCATCTTCGAACATGAACCCAATACATAGGAATTTGTCCGCTACGATGTCGAGACCAGTCGTCTCGATGTCAGCAACAATACGACTCGAACTGTCACGGTGTGTATCAAATACTTCACGAATATCTGCGCGTGACTTAAGAAGCCTGTACTTATAGTCAGGATTCGGGAACTTCTCACCACGAAGCATCTTCGCAGCTTTCGATAGATCTGACTTGAGCTGCGGCAGTGCGCTTGGGTTGCGCAGGATGTAAGCCGGGTGAAGCGTCTGCAGGATTGAGCACCCAAGCTCCTGGCTTTCTTCCATTTGACCACGTACGCGCGTTATCGCCCTGTTCCACATATGTGTCGTGGTCTTTGCAGCAAGCGCTCCCATCGCGATGACTATATCTCGCGGGTGCGCTGTGATTTGTTCAATCAAACGCGAACGACAAGCACGCCCTGCATCGTTCATCACTCCGAGTTCATCTTTCTTCGACTTGCCGTTCTTGTCTCGGGATCTAGGTGGCAGGCACTGGATAGCGTTGATAAAATAGATTTCGTCTTCATCAATACCTTCTTTTTTAAGCATCCGAGACAGCAGTTCTCCTGACGGCCCAACGAACGGCCGACCTTCCGTAATCTCATTGAGGCCAGGGCTTTCACCGACGATGACGATTGGCGCCTTCGGGTCACCTCTGGTGCCGCAGGTGCGAGACTTGAACGGACAGTTCTGACACTTATCGGGGGCCATCAATCTGGCCATCTGCGCTTGGATTGCTGCCCGAGAGCGTTTTGGTTCGTCCATGTTGTGCTTTCCATCAGGTTAAAAATAAATCGGCCCTGCGAGGGGGAAACCATCGCAGAGCCAACTCACACAGTCTACCAAGGGGCTAAGGGAGCCTGTGTCACCAGCGGTGTGGAGAAGGGGGTTAACCTCACCGCCGATTCGAAATTCTAAAGCACACGTGGCGCGGTCCATCGGCCCATCGATGAACCAGCTGCTTATGCCGCTAAACACAAGCCGCCACGTGTGCCGTTGGTAGGGCGGGTAGGATTTGAACCTACGACCTAGCGGTTATGAGCCACCAGCTCTGACCACTGAGCTACCGCCCCACAGCTTAGGCTTAGTCGTCGCCCATGAAGCGATCTCGACCCTTCGCGGCAGCTTTTCCAGAACCCTTGTCTTCAGGATGACGCATCCGCGTGACGTTGTTCTGTTTCTTGCCTTCGTACTCACGAATGCTGACTGAGGCAACAACATCGTTACCTAGAAGCTCACCGCTATCAGCCAGTTCTTGCAGCATTGACGCTTTGAACTTCTCAGCATTCCAGATCGATTTCGGAGCACCCATCGCCTTGAGGTTGGCCTTGACGATGTTGAGAGTTTCTGAAGTCAGAACCACGTTCGTGAACAGCTGAGCTGCACTCTTGCGGTCTTTGGACTTGGCGAACGGACCTTCCGAAACTTTCAAGACGACTTTCATACCCTTCGAGCCAGTTGAGAACTCTTTGAAATCCGTCTGCGAGACCTGACAGATGTAGTCCCCTTTCGGCAGGACTTCGAATTGTCCTACAGAGTTTTCATCCGCCTCTGCGAGGTTGTAAACTTCCTCGTCATCATCACCTTTGTTGTCATCGTCGTCGTCGTCGCGTGCACGAGACTTTTGCTTCGGCGATTCGTTGTCTTCGTCAGACGCGCGTGACTTCTTCTTAGGAACATCGTCGTCGTCATCGTCACTCGGAGCAGCCTTCGCAGCCTTTTCCTTCTCACGACGCGCCTTCTGACGCGCTTCGAGATCATCATCGTCATCTTCGTATCGCGATGGCTTCTTCGGATCAGGTTTTGCCATTGTGTGTATTACCTTTGGTTCGATCTTGCTGACACGGTGCGATTTTTTCTATAGACTGGTTCGTCGCACTCGGTACTTGTTTCTTACTCTAGTCTGTATTTTTCGTCAACACCAAATCTGATTTTATTTTCTCAGCTTTGGTTTTTGTTTCTGCTCTTCCTCCTGTAAGACTGGTTTCTTTTTCTTACCCACCAGAAGCGAGATGAGTTTTTCCATCGACGGATCGTCAATGTGTGTCACGCTCTGGTTGGCTAGACGGTTCTTAGCGTCGAACTTGCCGACAGGCTGAAGCCACAAACGCCGCATAACACTGACATCTTCAACACCGCCTTCGCCTTCGGATCGTGCAGCTTTCGTTTCTAGAAAACCCACCACTTCCCAAAAGGCTTGGATCTCTTTGGAAAGCGAGCCGGTTAGGCGCGGCTGGTGTTTCAGCTTCTTCCGCTCGTCTTCATCCCACTCCGAAGCGCACGTCATGATGATGTGCATCGGCAGGTTTCGCACAGCGCGCACGACCTTTAGGATCGACTGCTTGTTCCGGCCGTAGTCGCGACGCGTGTCATCCGAATCGGCATGGGATAGCAGGTTATCCATGTCTTCTGAGAACGCACGCTGAAGCGAAATCGAATTCAATTCGCTCAGCGAATCGATAATGACAGTGCGATATCGACGCGTTGGGTCGAAGCCGTATTTCGCGGCCATCCTATCCAGGCGTTCCTGATCGTCGTCATCCCGCGCTTGGCAGTAGGAAATCAGCATTTGGTGAATGGCGTCGAATTTGGCGAAGTCTTTACACTCGATGAAGTCGATGTTGTGGAAATTCTCCACCGCATCAGAGCCACGCAGAGAGGTCTTGCCGCGTTCCACGTCGATGAACAGTACATCACACATATGCGGCACGTCAGCAGCCTGACCTGCCAATACGGTTTTACCAGAACCGAATTCACCATAGAGCAAGATCTTTAGCCACAGCTCTGACGCTTTGACCCCTGTAGAGATCTGGAATGGCGCCTTGGAGGGGGCAGTGCTGGCAGGCTCATCCAGCGCCCTTCTGACCTTCGTGTTCATTTCGGCTTCTTCCTGAGAAAACTATTTTTTCTTCGCTGATTTGCTCATTGACACAGAAGTCTTACCAGTTGAGGCAGAAATCTGCAATACTTCTTTTTCATTTCTTCGCCCAAGTTTTAGATGTTTTCGCCACTCGTTTCTTTGTTTATAGCTTTGCGGTGCGTAATCAATTTCCAGATAATCGTTTGGATCTTCTCCACGATCCGTAGCCAGACATGGTTCGACGAATGAACACATGGCTGGGCACATGAAGTTCGGATTTGGATACATGGCCAGATCTGGGTTAAGCATTTCAGTTACTTCAGCTAGGATTTTCTCAGCTTCGGATGTGTGGTTTACTTTTGTGCGAGTGACGCGATCTCGTCGGATAAACTTGTCGGCTTCCAGTTCTTCCAAAGTTGCCATGTGGTTCAAACAAGCGATGTTTGATTCTGGTATGTTGTTTGGCCCGTACTTTACATGAAGTGCTGACCGATACAGAAAGTATGTTGTGTTCTGATCTTTAGCGGCACTGATGTCACCACTATTCAGAATTCTAGGTGGTTCAATTTTTGTTTTTCGAAACTGGGTGTAGATGAAGCCGATCGTCGGCCTCTTATAGATGTAGCTCGCCGCCCACAGGTAAGCGCCGATTTGCGAATCTAATTCCAGGTGTCGCTGATCCGTAAACCTAGCAACGTTTTTGTAATCCTGAATCCACAGATAACCGTCATCATCGACAACAACCCGATCTAGTACACCGCGATAGACGACGCGTTTGTAACCGCTTTTGCTGAGCACATCCTTTGGCAGCGGTATCTCAAACTCGAATGGCACTTCGACTTGCGGTTCGCCTTTTACTTCGTATGTTTCAAGTGGTGAACGATTCCGTGCTTTGAGCCACCCATCCTTGTAGTGGGACATGATGCTCGACATCATCTCGCCGTCTTGTGACAGGGTATCCGGTAGGTTCGCAGGACCATACTCTTTCTTGGTGGCATCCAAATAGTCTTTGATAGCATCGTCAGTGTGCTTGTAGACCTTCTCGCCGTGGAAGTCTTCCAGAACATGGTGCATCCCGGAGCCGAACCACAGCGGGTGCTTCTTCTCGACCTTCTGTAGCGATTCTCGCAGTGGTGAAGACCAGTTCCATTTACGACGACAGGAACGAAACGCTGTGCGATCTGACGTAGAGATATAGGCGGTGTCGGTGTCGGTTTCAGTCATCTTGAATGTCGCTCACAACTAGAGATGAGTTTTCGGTTTTCGTATTCAACACATCGAGAACCGAACTCTCGACTGTTCCTTTGTGTTCCACGTACCAAAGATTGACAAACTCTTTTTCACCTCGTGTCAAGCGACCTTCAGCCTGAAAATTTTGTCTTGTAGACCAGCTGAACCCACACAGATACGCCTCTGTGCACCAATTCAAATCAAAGCTTACGGCGGACCCTATTGTGCATAGTAACCAACGTGGTTTTTCAATAGGAAAAGTTTCACGAGTTCTAGTTTTTTCAACAGAGACTGTATCTTCTATGTTTCTTAATCTTCCTATATTGTTAAAATAATTTACTGTTTCACGTATTTCGCCTAGCTCCATTCCACCTTCAATCACATGGGCTACACCTCCTATTGAGTTTAAGTACCACTGCCATTCTTGCGTAGCCATTCTGAAGTCTGTGAAAATGGCACAGTAAGGCTCTGGATCACGCATTTTGGCGTGTTCTACGATATCTATAATAGGCCCAAAAGATCTCAGCTTTAGGATTGGCGGACACGCTAGCAACTGGCGAAGCTTCAGCACTTTGGTCAGGACGTTTGGTGCCAACAGTGGTGTTGAACCCGGCAGCTCTAGTATGCGCTCTCGGTACAGTTGCTTGTACGCCTTGGAGACCGTCTTATCCATTTCGACAATGAGCCGCTGGCGATTTCGTTCTGGTACGAAACCTTTCAGACGCGACTTCGGAATGTTAAAGACGAATCCTGCCACACGAAGACGAAGCTCGACCAAATTGTCTTCTCGGACGCCAACTGGCTTGGTGCTATAGCCATCGTTTTCCATTACACAGTAGCGTTCCACGAAAGCATGGTAGCTGCGGAACACCTTTGGACTAAGCATGTGCAGCCACGTCCACAGATCTTGTGGACCACGCTGCTGGATCGTCGCACTTAGGAAGATGCAGACTTTATTCAACGCCAGTTGTTTGAATGCTTTGAATGTACCCGTCTGGCGGTTCGACAGTGCGTGGGCTTCATCGCAGATGAACACATCCGGCTCGAAGTCACATTCACGAATAAGATTCCTATCGCGAGTCATGACAAGATAGAGCATGACAACTATTTTGAATTTCTTTTCTTTATAGACTTTGTAACGCTCAGCTTCTTTGAATTTATTCATGACCAAGAAGTCGACGCCTTCTTTATAGCCAAATTCAGAGAGACCTTTCTCCCAAGCAAGCAAAACAGTTATAGTTGGAACAAGTATAAGAAGTTGTGTAAAACCAATTTTCTCTACAGCAGTCAAAGAAATGAAAGTCTTACCCGCGCCCGTTGAGGCTCGAATTCCACCACCTTTGCGTCGAACTAAAAAGTCCACGGCTTCCGTCTGGTATTCCCGGTCCTGCCAGCTGTTCTGAAACATCAGGCTGGCGGGTTTAGCAGTTGGAGCCGTGGACGATTTCATGGAAAAACCATTTCCAGGTTGGCGTTTTCAGTTTTACTTCTTCGACTTCTTCGCCGTCTTACCCTTTGGCTTAGACTGAACTTTAGCTTGTGCCTTAACCTTCAACGCCTTTTCTTTGACCGCATCTTCCTTGGCTGTCTTTGCCTTTGAAGCCTTCGTTGTCGGTTCAGTACCCATCAGCTCTGCGATGCGTGATTCCGACACAGAGACGCCTTCAGACTTGGCCATCCGCATGATGCGTTGCGGATTATGACCGGCGACTTTTGTAAGCCGTTCGATGATTGCTTTCAGCTCAGCGTCGTCAACTTTTTTACGTGCCGATCTTGAACCACCCGATGTTTCGTAGATGAAAGGTTCTTCCCATTCGGTGTTCAATGCATTCTCGCATGCGTTCGAATCGTGGACAGGGTCAGTCGGTGCATCCCCGAGGATGTGTGTGAGCAGATAAGCCATCCGCTTCACACCCTGAGCTTTCGGCCCAGGCACGACTGCATTCAAACGCTCTGCGTCGAAGGGCATGCAGCAAGGTAGAAGTTTCGCGGGCACTTTGTCTTCTAGACCTGGACCGACGAACCGGACGTGTTTGTACATCACATCCTGGCCCAAAGCTGCCAACGCCTTGTTCAGATCGTTGGTCTGATTGAGCAAAGACAGGCCATTCAGCGCCACAATCACGCGCTTTCCAGCTTTGCAAGCTGCACCGATCACAGAGGCGAACGATTCGACTGGATAGGTTTCGTTACTGGTCAGCGCATCCCACCACTCTTTGGGGGACGGCGCTGCTTCTTCATTGCCATCTGCGCCAATCGTATAGATCCCCTGGCTCGAATCTGGCGCGCCGAAGTTGACCAGAGGGTAGCGACCATTGAGCCGAACTAGACCCAATGAGAACGTGACACAGTATACATTCTTGAGCGGTGTGATCTGCTTGATGCTCTCGGCAAATTTCTGCGAAAAGACGCCGACAGGTTCATCTTCGTTGGGGATCGACGGAACGTAATGTGACTCACCGATTTTCGCGAGTGTGCTAGACCACTTTTGGACCAACGATTGAATGTCTTCAACCGACCCTGCTTTTTCCAGCACTTCGACGAAGTTTGCGACCTTGTAACCGTCGCGTGGACCTCGCTGCTTGTAGCCGCTTGTGATCAGGATTGGTGCCTTAGTAGCAGCATGCCCGACATCCGCACCTTCACTACCCGCATCTGCGTTCTTCTTAGCCATCGAAAAGATCTTTCCGTTTTTTGCGTTTTTACACGCCCCTACGAATATTCATTACAAACGTAAACAAAACTTGTCCAGCTTATTTCTTTGCAACGCCGGATTTAGGTTTCGTATGCTTTCCGAATAGCTGGCAGTGTACGGCGTGCCTTACAGCATCCATAGCATGACGCTTGGCTGGTACATACAGATCCCACGCCTTCAGTTTCGCATCAGTCACAAAAGTCTTCGCTTCGACTGCCATCTGGTACTGTGGCGTAGTTTGTAGGACGATTCTGGATAGCGCATGGATTACTCCAATAAACTTAGGCGTATGCAACGCTGCCCACTTATGCTTCTCGGACTCCCATGCATAGACCCTGTAATCCTCCACCACTACTATGTCTATCTCGTCTTGATAGTGTTGGAAAAGCTTTTCTATGACAGTGCACCCTTTGTCAACTGTTTTTGTATCTAGCTGACCACATTCAGTTATTTCGTGGCTATTCATTATTGCAAACCCAGTTGTTTCTCCTGGGTCCAAAGACAATATACGAACGCCTTTATCTACCAGAAGATCAGCTAGACTTGTCTGCATTGAGTTTCACCTTCTCGTCTATTACATAGAATGTGCCTTTACCTTCTATTTCGGTAACGGTCACCCCTGTTGTCTGCTGGATGATGGTCTTGTGGCTCAGCACGTACTTGTTGAAAGTTCTAGCGTTGGTGAGTGTCTTGTTGCGACAGAAAACTTCGTGGGCATCCGCCCAGTTTTCCAGCTCGCCCGCCGTGAATGGTTGCAGTTCGCCTTTCTTGTTTCTCGCACCTTTCAAAGATTTTCTGTACGCTGCAAACTTCGAAATGCCCTCCAGGGTCCAATCTAGCTCTACCGCCGACACACGTGTAATTTGGTAAAGCTTCTCAGGAAGCCATCGCGCATCGATTCCGAAGACTTTCGCCATGAGCATCATAGACTGCTCAAAATTGATTAAGCGAACCTTCGACTGATAGGTGTCGGACCACTTCAACTCGACCATGTCGAAGAACCGTTCCAACGCCACGATATGATGTGCGACCCAGGCTTCTCGGCCACCCCGCTCTGCGAGCTTCTTCTCAACCCACGGCACGAACTTGACCGCACCACCCTCAACATAGGGGCGTTCCAAGCCTACGATGATAGCGCGGTCGATAAAGTCGATGTTGGTGAATACGTTCTGAATGGAGGTCAAAGCGAACGTGCAACGCACAGGCATTTCAGCTAGTTCAGCTGTCTTATAGAGCTTGCGCATAGAAATGGTTGGCGTTGGCTCAGTCACGATGCGGCACATTTCGTCCGACAGAGCTTGCCGGTGCATCTTGTTGGCCAAGTGCACGTTGTCAAACACGATCATGCCAGTCGTGTTGACAACCTCAGTGTGCCACTCTTTCACTGAGTCAGGCAGACCTTTCAGCTTGGCATTGCCATTCATGATGTTGAGCCGCAGCTCGAATACAGATGACTTGCCGGTCCCTGCTTCACCTGTCACCACTTCGATAGGCAACTGCATTCCGCGCCACCCCTTCAGCCAGGGCGACACATAATAGAGTAGAGCCAGAAGTGTCTTGAATTCCTTGTCGCGGTTCATCCGCATTTCGTCGATGATCTCTTTCCACCACATCGGCAAAACTTTTTCTTTTCGTGCTTTGATAATCTCAGCCGCGACCTTCTGTGGGTCCATAGGCTGGACACTACCCTTTTCGAACAGGATACCGTTGTCGCCGTTTTCCAGGATATCGCATTCCGTTTGGCCTTCGCGAAGACAGGCAAAATGTGAGTCACTTATCTGGTATGCGAACGTCAACTCTTTACGCGTGGCTGACAGCATCATCCGGTAGCTTGTTGAGTTCAGGATTGGCTGCTCACTCACAAAGAACGTAGACAGCCACTGTAGAACGCCCTTGTCTGACCCAGACAGACCATAGCGTCGATAGATCTCTGCCATGAACTCTGTGTTCTCCATCAACTCTCGCGATCCTTGTGCGATCGAAGCGCTGATCAATTCCTTCTTAAGGTTACTGAAGTAGTAGAGGTTGCCTGTGGACGTAGAGCGAATGCGATGACCAGTGCTTTCCAGATCCGCCATGATGGACAAGGCGATCTCTTGGTGATCTCGACGTTGAAGCTTCTGACCGGACAACATCTTGCCCGAGATGAAGCCTCGAATGTTCGGGTGACGCGGAAATAGCGATAATGGTTCCAGGCACGAATCAACCGCAAAGTGAGAAAACTTTCGCGCTGTCATTTGGCGAATGTGTGTGAACGCCACGCCTTTAAATTTGAACTCCATCGCAAAAGAGGCCACTTGCGTTTGCACAGTCCGTTGTGTGCCGTCTCCGATCCAGAGAATCACAACGCTCTCTGTACCTATGATATACTCACACAGATCCGAGAAACCCTCCGCCAAGTGGTGCAGCTGCCCCCCGTATTTCCAACCGTTCGGCCCTTGAATTGCGACAGCCTGATAGCCCCACACTTTTCGAATGTGTGCTGCCATACGCTCGTCATCCACCACGATTAGCGGTGTGATAGGCGCCGTAGACGTGCCGCCTGATTCTGTTGTCGAAGTCAAAACCGATGTGCGTCCAGAGAACGAATTGAAATCTGTGGGAAAGTAGATCCGGGTTGTCCCTGGCATCGGCCGTAAGAACGTACCGTCACCCACGTCACCTTGTTTTGGTAGAATGCGTGTGCGTGAGAATCCGTTCGGTGTACCGTCGATGTTGTTGTAGGGTATCTTGTACGCTTGCGTGTTGGGGTCCAGCTCCATCGCATCCAATTCAATACGCGAAAGTTTAGACGCATCCAGATCATCGGCAGTAATGCCGAATTTATCTAAATCTTCTTGCATCGTCACATCACCAGCGAAACCACCTTGCGGTGCCGAGCTGGCACCGAAGATGTCGTTCTGCTGGTTGATGCCCAGACGTTCAGCTATCGACTTTGGTTGCTTAGCCACGCGTAGCCTCATGGCGCCATTGCATGAAAACCATTGGTTTCAGCTGGCCGTTAAAATGGATCGTACGCGAAACTATTTCAATGCGCTTTTCATCCACAAGCTGTTTTATACAGAAATTGTACATAGTCGGTTCGAAACGTCGACCAAGATGCTGCATCATCCAGCTATGTGTCATCATACCCACAACGGATAGAACCTGTTCGATATCGCGACGGATACCTGCAATCAGATCTTGCTCAGTGCAGACCGGAACTTGTAACGGTTTCTTAGACATGACTAACCTCTCAGGCTCAGGCGCATATTTTCTACAGCCTCTACAAGTTTCGCAAACTGAGCAAAATCGCATTCGCGAATGTAGTCAGCAAGAGCTGCAGCGTGCAGCGGCTCCAATGTAGAGTTCGCCACTGCGATCAACATAACATCACGCTCTGGGTAAACCGGGGCCATTAGTAGTGTGTAATTCTGCTCCACCACAGTGTTGAGCAGAGCCACGACATCACTAGGTGGCACAGAAGTTCGGGCAATCAGTTCAACGTAGCGATTGAGAATACGCCGAAGGACTGCTGTGTTCTTCTCACCTACTCGTGTCTGTCGGCGCACGACTTCGACGATTTGATCTTCATCATCAAACGTTGCGGTTATTGTTACTTTCATTTTTTGCTCGTTTTGATGGATTGTATTCTTCGTTTTTTGTGCGCCAGAAATCGACATACGCGTTGCGTGCGCGATAAAGCATAAGCGCGACGTTAAGATACCCGTACTGTTTCAAATCCGACTCCACAGTGACCACGTCCCCACCATCCAATTTCACAATAAGTGTTGCTATATCGCGCACCATGTTTTCTTTGTAAGCGAAATGCATTGTGGATTTGCTGAGAACATCAATGTAGTGGTTGAAACGTGGCCAGCTTACGCTTTCCGCTACTAATGTTTTGTCAAGGTGCCGCATCAAGTCGTCAATCAAGCCAAGTTCACGACGCAAGATCTGTGTCATCCCTACCCCAGAAACCTGATGCTCGCGTACTCGCGCTTCCAGCGGGCACCCTTTCGTTGCGCGCACTGAGAATGGGTACAGGTGTTTTGGAGTTCCACGACTCGACTTACCCATGAACTCATTCCCCTTTCAGCATGATAGCGTTTGGGTGCTGATCTGTGAGGTAGTGTTTCGACTTGGCTCCGTCAGTATCTGGGATCTCAGTGTTATGTTCGTCTAGATACACTGTGAGCGCTTCACGCGTGCGTTCAACGTACCAGATTCGCTCTGCTCGGTTCAGGCACAGCACCGCGTCATCGTGCATGCACTCGCGAGTGAACCACGAGATCACACCCTCGGTGTCGGACACAGCCGACTCCAACAGCACAGCTGTGGAAGCAATGCGATCGGTGACGACAAGTTTCCCCACTGTCCTCTTGGCCCATTCATCGGCGGCATCTTTTCCGCGTTTGAAGTTGAACTGCTCAAGCACTCGATACGTTGGGATGTAACTGTGAGCGTTTCGCGTCATGTAATAACCAAGTGACGCGTATGCTGGAGTTGCTGCTGCGGGAAAGTTCGGAGCATCTGCAGGTCTATATGTCTCGTCGAAAGGAACAGACCAGACAGGTTGTAACTGTGTTTCACCGGGGCTAGCCTGTTTGTAAACCACTTCGAATGGTAGAGAAGGTTTTGCGTTCGACATAGATTTACATCTCCATGATGTGAGCTGGCTACCTGTTGTAATACAAAAAGTCAACTCTATGAGTTAACGTTTTTTGTCATACAACATATAGTATGGGCAAAGAAAAGGCCCCACAAGCGGTTGCCTGGGGGCCAGAACTCTAACGGTTCAAATCACACGTTTATGTGGTTTTCTGTTCAGTAATTGGTGCCGGTGTTGGCGATGTTGCCACGATCTCAGTGGGCGGTGTTGCGGGCGCTGCTGTTGGTGGTTTCACTTCAGGTGTCGTTGTCGTCGGTGGTGTAGGTGTCTTGTCGCCTGGACCCTGGGCGTAGCCGACAACCATCAGTGCAGCAATCAACGCTGCCACGAAGATGGAGAGCTGTTCTGCACCGCTCTTGATGCCAAGGAAGTTCAGTGCGGTAACGATGCTGCCCTGCATAGCGTTTAGGTCTATACCTTCGAGGTATTTCCAAACTGTGTCTTGTTGGCCACTAGGAATCCATCCAGTCGGTAGCATGGGTCTACTCTCCATTTGCTAAGGGTTGCCGACACTAAGTCAGCTCTCTACAACATCTTGGCGCGACTTGCGCTTCACCTACAAGCTTGATGCGGGTTGGGCTAGCCCGTTTTGTAGGTTTGAAGTGCGACACCTGTCGTTGGAGGGGGAGAAGGCATATGCCTGAGACTGTTCACATTGCTGTGCCAATCGCCACAGCTACACCACCTTTTGTAAACGTTATGGATGGTAGTCTGCACCCCAAGGGTGGCGGAATTTACAACGACAGTTCAACAATCGCAATTGAACTGGTCTTTGTTGGCACCGCTGCTGCAGCAACGCCTGTTGCACTGCGCGGCATCCCTATCCCACCAAAACAGTTCTTTCCTGTTGGGGCGCTTGTCGCGGGTGAATACTTTCACGTTCGATTGCCTCCTGGTTCCAACGCTGTAGCGAACTCTGTTCGCGTAATCGTTTTCCGTTAAGTTCAGGCAAAAGCTGGTGAGGCTTGACGATGACGTTCGCCTTTGGATTCCGCTTTGGTTCAGGTGACAGCTCTGGCACACCCACAGTTGTCACAAATGCTGGGACGCCGCCTTGGACAGGTGACACAAGCATAAAGCAACACGCGACGGTGACGCGCGGGTCTCTTACGCTGCGCAACTTTGGCGGTGATCGCACAACAGCATCCACATTTACTGTGGTCGAAGCTGAACTGTGGGATATGATTTCGCAGACAGATATTCTTCCTTGGACACCAAACAAATATTATTACATAAGCCAAACTGTTTCAATAAACGATCGCAACCATCAGCGTCTAAACGCGGGTACATCACGTGGTTCTCTCGACAGCTTAGAATTAGCTGAGTGGACACCAACAGATGCACAAGAAACGAAAAAGACAGAGCTAACTAACGGCGCTGTTCTGGAAGCGAATAATCGCTACTACGGTCATGTGGATTCACCACTAACTTGGACAGTTACCCCTCCACCTGTTGTGGCTGGTGGGTGGCTTGAAGTGATCAACACGGGCACAGGCGAAGTCGAAGTCACTGGCATTGGCAAAGTCGAACAGTCTATTGGCCGTTGGGATGTGAATTCCGCAGCGACATCTTGGGTGCGTACCGTACCCACAACTGCTCCACCAGTTCAGGATATCGTTTCATGGCTGGCTACGTGGACACGACAAGGCAACGCGGTTGCTGTTACCGAGGTAACAACAAACGGGCTGAAAGCTGCTCGCCTATCTGACCCGGTTGGCAATGCTGCATGGGTGACAACGCACAATATTCCTAAGACGACGGAGCAGTTCCTCCGTATCAAATACATTCGCCGGTCAGGAACGGTTCTTGCTACAACACTGGTCCTGTCGGATGGTCCGCCACCGTCCGCGCTCGGTTATTCTTGGGTTGTCCTAGACACGGCGACCGGAGCGATCACTCCGAATGTGCAGAACATCTCGGGCACGAACTTCGTGATCCCCGAGGTCATCAGCACGCACGTCACGGCACACACCGTAGAGCACGTCATCAAGTTCCCCGCGATGTCTGCTGCTGGCCACTTCGCCATCCATCCTGTCGCGTATAGCATTCCAGGTTCGGGCCATCTCGACATTTTGGAATTGGATCTCAACTACGCTGTTATCACCTCCGCCCTCCCGACAGGCAATGGAGTTTTTCAAACGCAGGTCGAAACTCTCGTCCACGCAGCCACGGCTGTCGAAGGCGTAAGTTACACGCACAACGGGACACAGGGCACTTCGGGTGGCTCCGTCAGCTTCGGCAATATCTACATCAAGCGCAGGTACATTGGTAACAATCAGGCCGAGGTAACGATCCAGGGCATCACCACGTACTACGGCACAGCCAATGATAATCTTGTTGTCACGCTGCCGACTGGTTACCTAACAGCATATCACCATGGGGAATTGAGCCGAAACGAATTAAATGTCAGCGCGCACATCATCGTCAGTCCTGGCCCTGGCCCCGACACGATTGATTTTAATCGCGATGATAATATTACTGGAAACAGTACGTTTAATTGGACGGTTTCTGGTATCGGCAAGTGGGTCGGACTAGCGCCACTCGCGGCGGTGGTTAGCGACGGCACGCCCCCGAGCCACTTGGCCGAGACGATCACGCAGACCGCGCACGGATTTGGGGTGCAAGATACCGTCTATCACACGGGCGCCGCCTGGGCGAAGGCGCAGGCCGACACGGGCACTAAGCCTGCTATCGGCATCGTGACGAGCGTCATTGACGCAAGCACTTTTATCGTCACCTACCAGGGCAAGGCGACGATCATCGGCCATGGCCTGACGGTAGGCGAATACTATTGGCTGTCGCAGGCGACGGCGGGCGCGATCACGGCAACGACTCCGACGGCGGGTTACGCGCAGTCGCTACTGCACGTCCGCGATGCGAATACGGTTGTCATCGACTGCCAGCAGATCACGGCAGTCGCAACGTCAACGCCAGCCATATTGTCGGTGGCGAATATGGCAGCCATCAATGCGATGGCCGTTAGCAAAGGGTCGACTGTCCAAGTTGACGACGTGGGTGGCGGCAAGTTCGCTGCGTTTTACTTCCCGACTGCGGGCCTCGGCAATCAAGCCAACCGCAAGATGGTCGCCACAAGTCAAGAAATGTCAGCGACCAATTTCAGGGGCAGCGAGAGCGGGGATATCCCCGGCACGGATGTCGTCGTCCACAGCGCCGTGGTCACGGCGCCCATCGGCGCAAAGAAAATGGACATAACGCAGTGGGCCAACTTCAAGTGCGATGGTCAGGATGACCAGTCCATCCAGATGTACATCAAGGTGAAGCGGTCCTCCGATAACGTGTTCATCTTCAACCCCGGCGCACGGGCGATCATGGGTCTCGCCTCGGGCCAACACGTGTCACCAGGTGTCAACTTTAGAGAAGACCCCTTGCCTAACTCGCAGTCGCGCCAAGGGCAATTGGTGTTCGCGGATAACGACATCGACATAACCGAGGGCACTCAGTACGAGTTCGAAGTCATCGCGGCCAAGGGCAACACCGGGCAAGGTCCGACACGGTTCAAGCAGGGCTTAATCAAGGTGCGGTGGCTCCCCTGACTAGGGCGGAGCACGAGTCTCCGTCCATCCTCATCTTCTAGGAGAGCACCATCATGTCGCAAGGTAACGCAATCACACTCCCCTCTGGCGGCGGCTCTGCTCCGACCTATCGCGGCGCGTGCCGAACGGCTTTGGACGGCGGAAGTCAGGCGGGGTTCAGCAACTTAACCAACATCGCCATGAACATCTTGTCATTGCAGCATGGCGCTGCACCTGTCGGCATGACGCTATCGAGTGGTGGTCTGCTGATCGTCAATGCAGGTCTCTATCGCGTGCGTGGTAAAATGTCGTTTTCTAACACGCAAAACGTGACGCTCGGGATGAACAGTTCAATTCTGGCCATGGTCGCTAACGCTGCGGTTGCGAATGAGGGGTTCTATTCGGTCGCGGACGGCGGCAACGTCTCCAACGTCTACATGCGCGGCGAGATCGATGCTCTCATTTCTGTGACTGCGAACCAGCTCGTGCAGCTTGGAATTCGGGCGCTTGGCGGAACTATCAGTTTCAACGGCTTCGCGTCACTCAAAGTCGAGAGCATGTTCT